CAATCCCGACGTGGCGTTCGATACGGCATGGAAATACATGCAGGTCGGCCCGCTGCAGCGGCTGATGCCGGGCGGGGCGATCGTCATGATCGGCACGCGCTGGGGCAAGAAAGACCCCATCGGACGCGCCTTGTCGTGGGCGCAGGAGAACGCCGAGAGCCTGCCCTGGAACGAGGTGCGGTTCCCGGCCATCCTCCCCAGCGGGAAGAGCTTGTGGCCCGAGCAGTGGCCCGTCGAGCAGCTGCTCGCCAAGAAGGCCGGCATGCAGCCCCAGTACTGGGCGGCCCAGTACGTGCAGGAGCCGCACCATGAAGAAGGGGCTCTCCTGAAACGCGACTGGTGGCAGCTGTGGCCCAAGGACAAGCCACCGGCCGTGCACTACGTGATCCAGTCGTGGGACACGGCGCACGACACCAAGACGACCAACGATTACAGCGCGTGCACGACCTGGGGTGTGTGGTTCAACGAGATCACCAACCGGGACGAGATCATCCTGATGGATGCCATCCGCGGCCGGTGGGAGTTTCCGCAGCTGAAGGAGAAGGCCCAGGCCCACTACAGGGACTGGGAGCCGGACGAACTCATCATCGAGAAGAAGGCATCAGGCGGCCCGCTGATACAGGAGTTCCGCCAGGGCGGTACGCCGGTGACGGAGGTCACGCCCAGTCGCGGCAAGGCCGGCACGTCTAACGATAAGCGTGCACGGACCAACGCGGTCGCGCCGATCTTCGCTGACAAGATGGTCTGGGCGCCCGACCGGCGCTGGGCCAGCGAGGTCATCGAGGAGTGCAGCGAGTTCCCCTACGGCGAGTTCGACGACAGGCACGACACGGTCACGCAGGCCATCCAGCGCTTCCGCAACGGCGGGTTCCTGCGCCTGTCCACCGACCCCCGAGACGACGAGGATGCGCTCACACGCCGCAGGCGGCGAGAATACTACTGAGCCGCCCTCACCCCCAGGAGCCAACCATGAACGTCGCCAAAAGCCTTTCTCTTGCCCCACAGGGCCTGTCCGCGCTCGCACCTGCGGCCAACGACGAGCCGCTGATCGAGATCGAGATCGTCGATGAAGCGGACTCGGACGACCCGGAGAGTGATGCCTTGGCGGCCGCGGCTGCGGCCTTGGAGCCCCCTGCGTTCGGCGACAACCTGCTCGACCTGATCGACGACCAAGACCTGTCGCGCCTCAACGGCGAGATGGATCAGTGGGTTGATGAGGACCGGCGCAGCCGGCAGGACTGGGAGGACACCTACCGCGAGGGTCTGAAACTGCTGGGCCTCAAGTACGAGGAGCGCATGGACCCGTGGGAGAACGCCTGCGGCGTCACGCACCCCATGATTACCGAGGCGGTGGTGCGCTTCCAGTCCGAGACCATCATGGAGACCTTCCCCGCGGCCGGGCCGGTCGCCATCAAGATCATCGGGGAAGAAACACTACAGAAGAAAGAGGCCGGCGCGCGCGTCAAGGCCGAGATGAACTACCAGCTGACCGAGAAGATGATCGAGTTCCGCAGCGAGCACGAGAAGATGCTGTGGAACTTGTCACCCGTCGGCTGCGCGTTCAAGAAGGTCTACTTCGACCCGATGCTGGGCCGGCAGGCCAGCACCTTCGTGCCGGCCGAGGACATCATCATGCCCTACGGTGCATCGAACGTGTATTCGGCTGAGCGCGTGACGCACCGCATGCGCAAGACCGAGACCGAGATGGAGGCGCTGATCGCCGCGGGCTTCTACAGCGACAAGGCCATGCTTGGCACGCCCATGCGCATCTTGGACGAGATTCAGGAGGCCAAGGACAAGGAGACCGGCTTCAGCAACCTCACGTCCGAGGGCTACGAGGTCTATGAGATGCAGGTCTCGATGGTGTTCGAGGGCCTGGAGGAAGACGACCTGCCGCGGCCCTACGTCATCAGCAAGATTCGCGGCGGCGACATGCTGTCGATCCGCCGGAACTGGGAGGAGAACGACAAGCTGCCGCTGCGCCGCCAGCACTTCGTCCAGTACGACTACATCCCCGGCTTCGGCCCCTACGGTTACGGCCTGTTCCACCTGATCGGTGGGTATGCCAAGTCGGCCACCAGCCTGCTGCGCCAGCTGATCGACGCCGGCACGCTCAGCAACCTCCCCGGTGGCTTGAAGACCAAAGGTCTCAGGATTAAGGGGGACGACGTGCCCATCTCCCCCGGCGAGTGGCGCGACGTGGACATCCCCTCGGGTGTGCTCAAGGACAACGTGATGCCGCTCCCCTACAAGGAGCCCAGCATCGTGCTGGCGGGCCTGTTGGACAAGCTGATCGAGGACGGCCGGCGGCTGCCGGGCACGGCCGACATGAAGATCAGCGACATGTCCGCACAGACCCCGGTGGGCACCACGCTGGCCCTGCTGGAGCGCCAGCTGAAGGTGATGTCCGCCGTCCAGGCCCGCACGCACAACAGCCTCAAGATCGAGTTGAAGCTCATCAAGGGCGTCATCCGCGACAGCGGCGACGACGACTACAGCTACGAGACGACGGCGCCGGTGCCGGGCTCCAAGCAGGCCGACTTCATGCTGGTGGACATCATCCCGGTGAGCGACCCGAGCGCCGCCACGATGAGCCAGCGGGTCGTGCAGTACCAAGCCGCCATCCAGCTGTCGGCCCAGGCCCCGCAGGTCTACGACCTCCCCGAGTTGCACCGCGGCATGCTGGAGGTGCTGGGCATCAAGAACGCCGCCAAGCTGGTGCCGCTCAAGCAGGAGGCCGTGCCGACGGACCCGGTCAGCGAGAACATGAACGTGCTGATGGGCAAGCCCGTCAAGGCGTTCATGCCCCAGGATCACGGTGCCCACCTCGCCGTGCACCAAGCCATGCTGCAAGACCCGGTGGTCATGCAGTCGCTGGGCCAGAACCCGCAGGCCCCGATGCTGATGCAGGCCATGCAGGCGCACATCGCCGAGCACGTCGCCTACCAGTACCGCCAGCAGGTCGAGCAGGCGATGGGTCAGCCGCTGCCCGATCCGGGTCAAGCGATGGCCCCAGAACAAGAACAAGCTCTCGCGGCTGCAATGGCACAAGCAGCGCAACAAGTGGCGCAGCAGCACCAGCAGCAGGCCCAGGCCCAGCAGGCGCAGCAACAGCAGCAAGACCCGATGTACCAGCTGCAGGTGCGCGCGCTGGATCAGCGCGATCGGGAGCTTGGAATCAAGGAAAACGAGATGAAGGTCAAGGCCACCAACATGGCCGACCAGACCGAGCTTGGCGAGAAGAAGCTGGCCGTGGACGCCGCCGACAAGGCCGACAAGATCGACCTCCAGGCCGCGAAGCTGCGGCAGGCCGGCGAGCTTGGCGAGCAGCAGGTCGAGGTCAAGGCCCTGCAGGTGGGCATGATGGGCCGCGCCCAGGATCAGCAGCTGCTGGCCCAGGACCGGGCGAACGCCGAGCGCGAGGTCAACGAGATGCAGGCCGAGCACGACGCCAACGACATCGGCGAGAGCGGTGGCCCGGCGCCGACCAAGAAGCCAGCCGAGCCGGCCGAGCCCGCAGCCCCGGCTGAAGGAGCGGCCGAATGAAGGATCAGCCACCGCGCAACGGTGCAGAATTACACAACGCGCTGAAGGAGGAAATCCAGATGCGCGCAGATGCTTTGGTCCGCGGTTCGCCGAAGGACTATGCGGAGTATCAAAAACTCGTCGGGGTGATCTCGGGTCTAAGCCTCGCCGAGCAAATGCTGAAAGACCTGCTGGAAAGAGACAACGATGACGACGGTTATAGCCCCACCTGAAGGACTGATTCTCCCGCCCGGGATTCAACGCATCAACGAGCCCGACGCCGACGCCACCGACGAGCAGAAGGCCAGTGCGCTGCCGGTGCCCACCGGCTTCCGCATCCTGTGCATCGTGCCCGCCGCCAAGGACGTGCACGACGACTCGGTGATCCTGAAGGCTAAGCAGACGATGGAGGACGAGGAGAGCGGCACCACGGTGCTGTTCGTGCTCGCCGTCGGTCCTGACGCCTACAAAGACCCGGCGCGCTTCCCCAGCGGGCCGTGGTGCAAGGCCGGCGACTTCATCTTGGTGCGGCGCTACGCCGGCACCAAGTTCAAGATTTTCGGCAAACGCTTCAGGGTCATCAACGATGACCAAGTCGAGTGTGTCGTGTCCGATCCCCGTGGCGTTGAAGGAGCATAACCATGCCGAACCCCAAGCAAGACGATGACGAAGAGATCACCATCATCGACGGTGCTGATGGCACTCACCGGGCCAACGGCAAGGCCGCGGCCGCCGAGGACGAGATCGAGATCATCGATGACACCCCCGAGAAGGACCGGGGTCGCAAGCCCCTGGACCGCGAGGTCAAAGACCCGGATGACGAGGAACTGGCCCAGTACTCGGCCGGCGTCAAGGGCCGCATCAGCGAGTTGACGCATGCACGGCACGATGAACGGCGTGCAAGGGAGGCGGCAGAACGGGAACGGGATGAAGCCGTCCGTGCCTCCCAGGCCCTGCTGGCGCAGAACCGCCAGCTGGCCCAGCGCACGACCAACGGCGAGACCCACCTCATCGCCGCGTCCAAGGCGGCCGCCGAGGCGGCAGTCGAGGCCGCGCGCGGGAAGCTGCGTGCCGCCAAGGAGGCGTTCGATACCGACGCCGAGATGGCCGCCAACGAGGAACTGCTGGAGGCCAAGATCAGGGTGCGCGAGGTCGAGCGCTTCAAGCCGCCCCCTGTACAGAAGGCCGAGGATGTTGTACAACTCGCGCCTATACAGGCCCAGTCTGACCCGGTTGACCAAAAGACGCTGCGCTGGCAGGCAAAAAACCAGTGGTTCGGGACAGACGGCAACGAGGAAATGACCAGCTTCGCGCTCGGGCTTCATCAGAAGCTCGTGAAAGCCGGCGTTGATCCTCGCTCTGACGAGTACTTCCAGAAAGTCGATGGCCGACTGCACGAGGTCTTCCCCGATTTCTTCGGCGAGAAGGCAGCGCGCGACGAGCCCGACGACCGCTCCCAGCAGCGCACCCAACAGCGCACCAGCCCCGTGGCCTCCGCGTCACGTTCGGCAGCAGGTGTGACCAAAGTCCGGCTTACCCAGTCGCAACTCTCGCTGGCTAAGAAGTTCGGCATCACACCCCAACAATATGCGCAAGAAGTCGCCAAACTGGAGCAGAAAAATGGCTGAAACTCGTACCCCCCGCGAGCAAGACACTCGCGCAGAAGAAGCTCGTGAGGAGTCCTACATCCCCCCGAGCACCTTGCCAGTGCCGAACCCCGAACCAGGGTTCAGCTTTCACTGGGTTGCCACGCACGTTTTGGGCGCGGCGGACCCCACCAACGTCAGCATGAAGCTGCGCGACGGTTGGGTGCCGGTGAAGGCAGCAGACCATCCCGAGATGCAGATCGCCGGCAGTGCCGGCAGCGGCAACATCGAGATCGGTGGGCTGATGCTGTGCAAGATGCCCACGAAACGGTATCTGGCCCGCAAGGCTTACTACGAGGCGCAAGCCCGTCAGCAGATGCAGTCGGTGGACACGGCTCTCATGAAGAACAACGACCCTCGCATGCCCATCTTCGTGGAACGCAAGTCCAAGACGACGCGCGGCGAGACTTTCGGCAACGGCTCTTAAAGGAGACAGTCAATGTCTGCTATTGCTACCCCCTACGGGCTTCGCCCCGTAAAGCGCATGGACGGCCTGCCCTATGCCGGCGCTGTCAGCGAGTTCGAGATCAACCCCGCGGGTCATGCGAACAACATCTTCAACGGCTCCATCGTGGCGCTGGACACCAATGGCTACATCGTCCTGATGACGGCCACGGGTGCTGACGCTGCGGCGAACGCATTCCCGGCCGGCACCATCGGTGTCGCCGTCGGTTTCGAGTTCGTCAACGCACAGGGCCAGCTGCAGTTCTCGCAGTACTACCCGGCCAACTACGTCGCCCCCGTGGGCACGAAGATCAAGGCCAAGGTGGTTGCCGACCCCGACGTGCTGTTCCAGGGTCAGATGGACGGCCCGGCGCTGCAAGCATCGCTTGCCGCCAATACGTTCCTGGCCGCGGGTCAGACCTCGGCCTCGGGTAACGTGCGCACCGGCAATTCCAACGCAGCGTTGGAATCGACGGTCATCACGGGTGCCGCTGGCTTCCGTGTCGTCGCGCTCCTCTCGCCGCCAACCGACGCCTTCGGCGACGTGCTGGTGAAGTTCAACCCCGGCCAGCACAGCTATCTCAACGCTGTCGGCATCTGAGGAGCACGCATCATGGCAATCTCTCGTGCACAACTCATGAAGGAACTGCTCCCCGGGCTGAACGCCTTGTTCGGCCTGGAGTACAAGCAGTATGCTGAAGAGCACAAGGAAATCTTCGACACCGAAAGCTCCGAGCGTTCGTTCGAGGAAGAAGTGAAGCTGTCGGGCTTCGGCGCCGCCCCGGTCAAGGCCGAAGGTGATGCGCTGTCGTACGACAACGCACAGGAAGCCTTCACGGCTCGATACGTCCACGAGACGATCGCGCTGGGCTTCAGCATCACGGAAGAAGCGGTCGAAGACAACCTCTATGACTCGCTGTCGGCGCGCTACACCAAGGCGCTGGCCCGTGCGATGGCCTACACCAAGCAGGTCAAGGCCGCGGCCGTGCTGAACAACGGCTTCAACGGCAACTTCGCTGGTGGCGACGGCGTCTCGCTGTTCGGCAACAACGCGGCGCTGGCCCGCGTCGGGCACCCGCTGGTGGGTGGTGGCGTCAACTTCAACAGCCCGCCGGTTGGCGTGGACCTGAACGAGACCGCGGTCGAGTCGGCGATCATCCAGATCGCAGCCTGGACCGATGAGCGCGGCCTGCTGATCGCAGCCAAGCCCCGCAAGATGATCGTGCCGCCGGGCCAGATGTTCAATGCTACGCGGCTGCTGCAGTCCGAGGGCCGCACCGCGACCGCGGACAACGACATCAACGCGATCCGCAATCTGTCGGCGATCCCCGGTGGCTATGGTGTGAACCACTTCCTGATGGACCCGAACAACTGGTTCATCAAGACCGACGTGCCCAACGGCCTGAAGCACTTCAACCGTGTGGCGCTGAAGACCGGCATGGACGAGGACTTCGACACCGGCAACTGCCGCTACAAGGCCCGCGAGCGCTACAGTTTTGGTTGGTCGGACCCACTCGGAATCTGGGGCAGTAACCCAGCATAACAGGCTTTTAGCCCTGTAAAAGCCCCCGAATAGGGGGCTTTTTAACGTCCGTTTGTGTTACTATGTAGGCTGAACCACTTGGAGCCTACGTGCACGTCATCTATCAAATCACCTGCACCGCGAACGGCAAGTTTTACATCGGCAGCACGGTCAACAAGGCCCAGCGTTGGAAGAAGCATCGCGGCGATCTCCGCAAGGGCATCCACAAGAACCGCAACATGCAGGCGTCGTGGAGCAAGTACGGCGAAGATGCGTTCGTCTTCGTTGTGGTCGAGGAGGTGGCCGACCCGGTGCAGCTGATGGCAGCCGAACAGCGCCGGCTGGACGTATGCGTCGGCGATCCGCAGTGTTTCAACCACAACAAGTTCGCTGACGCACCGATGCGGGGGCTTTCTGGGCCAGACACGCCGAATTACGGGCGGCACTGGCCGCCCGAGGTGCGCGCCAAGATCAGCGCCAGTCTCAGCGGTGAGAAGCATCCGAACTGGGGTAAAGAGGCATCGCCCGAGGTGCGCGCAGCGCTCGCCAAAGCCAACGAGACAAACCCCTGGCGCGGCGCGGAGCACACCCCCGAGGCCAAGGCGAAGATCGGCGAAGCTGGCCGTGGCCGCCCTCAGTCGCTGCAGACACGCGCCAAGCGCAGCGCCACGCTGCAGGGGCATGAGGTCAGCACGCTGACGCGGTTGAAGATCAGCCAGTCGCTGCAGGGCGAGGGCAACTTCTGGTACGGCAAGAAGCGCGGCGCCGAGTTCAGCGCCAAGGTGTCCCGCCCCATCGTCGCCACCAACCCCGCCGGCTTGGAGTTCACCTATCCGAGCATCACGCGGCTGCGCGAGGTGCTGGACATGACGCCGACGACGATCAACCGGGCTTTGAAGGCGGGCGAACCCTTGACACGCGGGCCGCGATCGGGCTGGAGCTTCCGGTACGCGACGTAGGGGCGTACACTCGGCGCGTTACCGGGAATACACACCATCACGCCACGACTGGCCCGGCAGACGACATGCAGACGGGCGTGCATCACTCGCATGTGAGGAAACTATGAGCCGCACAACCTTCTCAGGGCCTATTCGCTCGCTCGCCGGATTCGAGGGTCAAATCCTCCCGCCAGCCAGCGGTGGCGTTGCCGGCCCCGGTGTCATCTTCACCGCCGTCCCCTCCGCCAGCCTGCCCGCACCCACCCCGGCCCTGGCCGGCGGCGTGATGATGGTGTTCGACAACGGCGCGGGCAACAATGAATGGTGCCTCGTCATCTGCACCGGCGCGGCGTGGGTGACGGCCACCGGCCAAGCGCTGACATAAGGGGGTCCGCATGGACACCGAAGTCACAGCCGTACGCATTGCCGGCGTTGCCAGCGGCCCGCTCTTTACGGGCCGCACCCGGCTCAAGGGCGTCGTCTTCTGCGCCACCGGCGCGGGCCAGCTGGAACTGCGCGACGGCATCACCAACGCAGGCCCGGTGAAGCTGCTGCTCGATGTCGTGGCCGGCACGGGTGACGTGCAGATTCCCGGCGGCATCGTCTTCAAGGACGGCGTCTACGCCACCAGCAGCGGCCTGTTCGTCTCGGCCAACCTCTTGCTCGGCTAGGAGCGCATCATGCCCAACAAATTCGTCGGCCACGGCCCGTATCACTACGCCAAGGGCGGAGAAGTTCGCCGCGAACTGAAGTTCATGGAGGACAAGGGTGCACCCAAGTCCATGATCGCGGCCGAGAAGAAGGAGCACGGCATCGGCAAGAAGTTCGCCGACGGCGGCGTCACCGAAGGCCCGAACGCCAACATTGACGACGACACCCGTGCACGCGCGATGGCGATGATCGAGGCACGGAACAAGCCCCCGCCCGAGCAGGCCCCGCCGGAAGCCGCTGCCCAGGCGCCGGCTCCGCGGCCGCGTCCCCGCCCTGCACGTCCGCCGCAGGCGTCCTATAGCAACGAGGGTCGCGGTGGCGCGCGCCCGGCACCGCAGACGCCGCCGATCACCCCCGAGCGCGCCGCGGCCGCCGAGGCGATCGCAAGCGCCATGTCGCCCGAGCGGGCGCAGATGATGGCCGCGAAGCGGGCGCAGCAACAGAAGGTCATCGCCGAGGCCGCGCACATCGCAGCCATTCAGGACAGCATGCGCAAGGCCAACGCCGCACCAGCGGCTGCAGCTGCGCCGCAGGCCCGCCAGCAGCCCTACATGCCCGCCGCGCCGTCGAACCAGATTCCCGGCATGCGGCAGGCCCCGGGCATGGCCGCCGGCGGCAGCATCGACGGCTGCGCAACGCGCGGCAAGACGCGCGCCCGCAGGGGGTAGGCCGTGGCGACTTCAGGCGCAGCGGACTTCAACCTCGAACTCCTCGACATCATCGAAGAGGCGGGCGAGCGCTGTGGCGTCGAGATTCGTGCCGGCCATCAGGTCCGCACGGCCCGGCGCAGCCTGAACCTGCTGCTGATCGAGTGGGCCAACCGGGGCCTGAACCTGTGGACCCTGGAGAAGCACGAGATCACGCTGATCCCGGGCCAGGACACCTACCAGCTGCCGGCCGACACGGTCGATCTGCTGGAGACGGTGCTGCGCACCGGCACGGGTAGCAGTCAGACCGACATCACGTTGAACCGCATCAGCGCCTCGGTCTACACGACGATCCCGAACAAGACGAGCACGAGCCGGCCGTACCAGCTGTGGGTCGATCGGCAGATCACGCCGCGCGTGGTGCTGTGGCCGGTGCCGGACAACAGCACGCCGTACACGCTGGTGACGTGGCGCCTGCGCCGCCTGCAGAACGCCGGCCAGGGCCTGAACACGCAGGACATCCCGTTCCGCTTCCTGCCCGCGCTGATCGCCGGGCTGGCGTACCACATGTCGCTGAAGTTCCCCGAGGGTCTGCCCCGGATGACGGCGCTGAAGGTGCAGTACGACGACGCCTGGGGGCTGGCAAGCGACGAGGACCGTGAGAAGGCGCCTGTGCGCTTCGTACCGAGGATTTGCTCGTGAGCGGCCCCTACGCATCAGGCCGACGCGCGTGGGGCATCTGCGACCGCTGCGGCTTCCGCTACCGGCTGCGGCTGCTGAAGACCGAAACCGTGCGAGGCAGGCCCAACAACACGATGGTGTGCCCGACCTGCTGGGACAGCGATCACCCGCAGAATTGGCAGGGTGTGTACCCGATCTTCGATCCGCAGGCGCTGCGCAACCCGCGGCCGGACAATGCGCTCGCTGCATCGCGCGTGCTGAACCCCGACCCGGTGCCGAACCCTGTCCCGCCGATCACGGCGCCCGAGATTCCATAGGAGCCCAGCATGGCACTCACACGCGACAATCTGCCCAAGGAGATGACCCCGTTCGGCAAGGGCGCCAAGAAGGCCAAGCCCTTCGGCGGCGCGGCTCCGAAGGCCAACCCGTTCGCGGCCAAGGACGCTGCTGCAGCGCCGGCCAAGAAGGGCAAGAAGCCGTTCGGCTTCGCCGGTGGCGGCACCATTCCCGCCTTCGACACGCCCACGCACAAGGCTGCGATGGCGTCGAACCCGCCGACGAACAACCCTCTCGATGACGGCAAACCGTCGGGCGGCGGGCAGGCGCGCGGCGGTGGTGCGGCCACCAAGGGCAAGAAGTTCCGCGGGACGTTCTAAGTCATGGACTACATCGAGCTTTGCGAGGGGGTGGTCAGCACGATCGGCAATGAGTTCGATCAGGCTGACCTCGATCGCTTCGCGCAGCAGGCCGAGCAGAAGATTTACAACGCCGTGCAGATTCCAGCGTTGCGCAAGAACATGACGAGCAACATCACGCCGGGCAGCCCGTATGTGACGCTGCCGCAGGACTTCCTCTACCCCTACTCGCTGGCCGTGATCGAGCCGACGACGGGCGAGTACGTGTATCTGACCAACAAGGACGTGAACTACCTGCGGGAGATGTTCCCAGCGCCGCAGGACATGAATCGGCCGCGTGTGTATGCGCAGTTCGATGCCGATACGCTGATCGTGGCACCGTCGCCGGACCTCGCTTACAAGGTCGAGCTTCACTTCGGCTTCTACCCCGAGTCGATCGTCACGGCGGGCACGACGTGGCTGAGCGAGAACTTCGACTCGACGCTGTTGAATGGCATGCTGGTCGAGGCCGCGCGCTTCATCAAGGAAGAGGCGGATGTGCTGGCGACTTACAACACAATGTTCATTGATTCAATGTCGCTGCTCAAGCAGCTTGGTGACGGCAAGATGCGGCAGGACACCTTCCGCACCCCACAGGTAAAGGACACAGTGCGATGAACAAGTCAAAAGCTCAAGACCTCGTGTCTGCGTCGATGGTGATGGGCGCGCGCGACACGGAACTCGTTTCCGCGCAGGGCTACTACACGCTGGAGTGCTTCGACCGCGACGGCAACCACAAGTGGACGATCACCGAGGCGGCCAACCTCGTGGTGAACGGCGGCCTCAAGGATATGTGCGACAAGTACTTCCTCGGCGCGGCCTACACCGCGGCGTGGTTCTTGGGCCTGTACGGGCCGGCGGCCACGAACAACCCGGCGCCCGGCGATACGGCCAACGCGCACCCGGGCTGGGTCGAGGTCACGCCCTACAGCAATGCCACACGGCCGGCTGTGGTGTTCACGCCGGCGTCGAACGGGAACCCCGCGATCATCTCGAATGTCGCCTCGCCGGCGGTGTTCAACATCGACAACATCGGCGTCGTCGGCGGCGCGTTCCTGATCTCGAACAACGCCAAGGGCGGCGTGGCCGGTGTACTGTTCTCGGCGGCCGATCTGCAGGCTCCGGGCGACCGTGGTGTGGCCGGCGGCGACATCATCAACGGCACGTACCGCTTCGAGCTTTCGGCGATCTAAGCGAGACATCATGGCATGGGGATCAGGCGGCTGGGGATCGGGACCGTGGAGCACTGAGATATGCGCCGTGGTCGAGACCGCGGGCGCCCGAGATGTCCCCAGCGCCATCCCTGAGTATCCGGCGCTCGTCGTCGAGCAGGCCGGCGCGCACGATGTCCCCGCCATCACGCTGTCGATGCCGGTGGGTGTGGTCGAGGCGGCAGCTGCGCACGATCTGGCGCCGGGCTTCGGCGGCATCGCCACCTTCATCCTGACCGAGCGCGCGGGTATCACCGACGAGCTTGGTGTGATCCAGTTCGGCGGGGTGGACATTCTTGAGCACGTCGGCATCCACGACCAACTTATCGGCCTGCCGGTGTTCCTGGGCGCGGTCATCGAGAAGGCCGGCGCGCATGAGACGCTGGGCTTCATCGGCACCTACCTCGTGAACGTCATCGAGCACGTCGGCGCGAGAGACACACCGGGGCTCGCAGCCAGCACGTTCAGCTTCGGCCTCACCGAGCGCGCGACGGCACACGACATGCCGCGCGTGGGGGTCGAGACAGGTGTCTTGGTCATCGAGCGGGCCGGCGCGCATGATGCGGGATCGGCCCTGACCGACCTGTGGGTGCCGGTGGACGACAGCGCGCCGGGCATCTGGGTGCCGGTCAACGACAATCCGACGAGCCCCTGGCTGCCGGTCACACCTTGAGGAGCACACAACATGCCCAGTTCATACACCCCCCTCCTGCGCCTCACGCTGCCCGCTGACGGCGAGCTTGTCGGCACCTGGGGGCAGACGGTCAATAACGGCATCACGTCGCTGGAAGAGGCTGCCATCGCGGGCACCGCCAACGTGGCGCTGGTCGATGCCGACTATGTGATGTCCGTCGCCAACGGTGCGGCCGACGTGGCGCGCAACGCGGTGGTGCGCTTCACCGGCGCACTCACGGCCCAGCGCAACATCACCGTGCCGTCGAGTAGCAAGACCTACATCATCCGCAACAACACCACGGGTGGGTTCGGTCTGCAGGTCAAGACCGCGGCCGGCACAGGCGTGGTCGTGCCGGCCGGCAGCTCGATGCTGCTCTACTGCGACGGTGCCAACGTCATGCAGGCGGTGGACTCCAGCGGCACGCAGAAATTCGCCGACGGCACTGCGGCCTTGCCGGGTATCGCGTTCGCCGCGCAGCCGAACCTGGGCCTGTTCCGGCCGGGGGCGGATGTGTTGGGGTTCAGCACGGCCGGCACCGAGCGCATGCGGATCGACGCAGGCGGCGATGTTGGCATTAGCGCAATACCATCAAGCCTTGGTGGAAATATCACAACGCTTTCAATTCGTGGGAAAGCCAACGCACGCGGCGGCGGCATTCGCCTGCCGACCTTGGACGGCTCGCAAGAGGGCACTATTTATCAGGCCGATGGGCTACTTACGCTCGGCACAATATCTGCGCACCCGATCCAATTAATTAGCGGTAATGTAGAGCGCATGCGGGTTGATACGGCAGGCAATGTCGGTATCGGGACTACCGTCCCGTCCGCAATTGCGGCATCGCGTCTTCTGCAAATCGTTCCGCCAGATTACACAACGCAAGACGCAGAAGCGCAGATTTTTGCAGCCGGCGCATGGTTTCGTGCCAACTCAAGCAGCAACAGTGGCGGCGGCTACGGCGGTTTTCAGTTTTACCAAAATAGCGTCAAGCGTTTCGGTATTGTTGCCCTCGGTGCGGGTGTAGACACCATGCTGTTTACAATCGGTAGCGCCGGTACTGAGCGTATGCGGATCGATGCGGCCGGGAAGGTCGGTATCGGGACGACTACCCCCGATTGCCTACTGCAAGTTATGGCTGCTGGCGTGGCAATTCCTGCCGCTACCCGGGTGCTACGAGCCCACATTGGCGGTGCGTCTACTTGGGGCGCAAATGGCCGTGAAGAAATTGGTATCGGCTATTCAGGTATCGGCTCAGAGTTTATGGGCGCTGATAACTGGGATACGGTCTTTACGGCCGGCACTTCTACGCAGTTCACAAATGGTATACAACCGATTCAGTTGCGGCTTACATCAGTCGGTAATTTGGTTCAAGGTGGTGTCGGTTCTAGCTGGTGGGGTGGCCGCAAAGGTATTCAGCTCGTCGGTAGTAACGGTAATGGCGATGCGTCGTTTGTATGCTCCCCGGGCACCATCAACTATATGGCGCTTGGATCGAACTACTACTTCGATCCTGCTGTATCGACAAGGTATGTCGGAGGGGGTACGGCAACACGTTATGAGCAAGGTAATGGTGTACACAGCTGGAGTACGGCCCCTGGCGGCACGCCTGACGCTCCGTTGACATTTGCCGAGTCAATGCGCATTGATTCCACTGGTAGGTTGCTTCTTGGCACTACGACTAGCCCAGGCAATTTTAAGATGGATATAGCGCACGATGGGGGCGGATCAAACGGTGTGGCTATTAGGGATACCGGCGGTGTTGGCTCACCAACTTCGCTCAGCATACTTACGCGCATTTCAGACGCTGGTACTGCGGTAGCCATAGATGCAGCTGGTACTGGACAAGTGTTCAAGATACAGCGTAACGGCAATGTCTTTAACCTTAATAACGCGTATGGATCGTTGTCGGATGTGAAGCTGAAAGAGAACATCACTGATGCCACACCAAAACTTGATACTTTGAGTTTGGTGCGCGTCGTCAACTACAACTTAAAAGCAGATGCAGACAAAGCAAAACAAATCGGCATGATTGCACAAGAGCTGGAATTGCTATTTCCAGGGCTCGTCGAGGAAGTGCCTGACGTTGAGCTTGTAGATGGTGAGCGCGTACTGCTCGGGACGGCTACAAAGGCCATCAAGTACAGCGTATTCATTCCGATTTTGGTTAAGGCTGTACAGGAACTTGCTGCTCGCGTGGCCCAACTGGAGCACTGACATGCCCGCAAAGTCCAAAGCACAGGCGCGGCTGATGCAGGCCGTTGCCCATAACCCTGAGTTCGCCAAGAAGGTGGGTATCTCGCAGAAGGTCGGCCGCGAGTTTGCGGCCGCCGAGGGCGGCGAGGTGCCGACGGAGAACATCTTCAAACGCTACGAGAACCGGCAGCGCGAAGCCATCGACGCGCAGACAGCTGGCAAATCCTCGGAATCGAATCCTATGGTGCCGCGCACGCTGAGCCGGGGCGATGCGCCTTCGGCGGCCGAGCGGGCGAAGTCCGAGGCGGGGCTCGCGGCCGTGCTGAAAAAGCGCGGCTTTGCCGGTGGCGGAAGTATCGATGGCTGCGCTTCGCGCGGCAAAACGCGCGCACAGCGCAGATAGGAACCCACCATGAACCTCATCAACCTGCTTGTCACGATCATCGTCATAGCGCTGATATTCGGCCTTGTCTGGTGGGTGCTGGGGCAGATGCCTTTGCCCGAACCGTTCCGCATGGTCATCAACGTCGTGCTGGGCCTGATCTGCATCCTCGTGCTGCTCGGGCTGGTATTTGGCGGTATCAACCTCCCCTCAATCAACCTGCGCTGAAAGGTCACATCATGGAATATCGGATCGTGCATTTGAAGGCATCGCGTGCCACCGGCCAAGTCATCGAGGCCCACTGGACGCTGACGCACGAGGAGAACGGCTTCGTCGCATCGCGCTATGGCTCTGTGCCGATCACGCCGGAGCCGACGCCGCTGCTGTACGCCGGCCTCGATGAAGGCGTTGCCATCGAGCGTGTCAAGGACGCGCTGGGCGAGGACACAATCAACGCGATGGAAGAGGCCCTGGTTGCCGAGGTCGCGCGCCTGCAGAATCCCACGACGATCGAGGGTCTGCCTTGGGCTCCTCCGCCGCCCCCGGCGCCTGCTCCCGAGCCAGCCCCGGCGCCATAATCCCTCGGCGCACATTGCGCAACCCACCCACAACGGAGCCATCTGATGCTTACCTTCACCGTCACCGAACAACAAGCCGACCAAATCCTGAACGCGCTCGGCCAGCGCCCCTACATCGAGTCCGTCGGCCTGATTGGCGTGCTGATGCAGCAGGCGCAGGAGCAACAGCAGGCGAACCAGCAGCAGGCCCAGCAAGCGAAGACCCGGGTGATCGATCGGCCGGTTGATGCTGCCGAGTCGAATCGCGTCGGCGAGGCCATCGGCAATGTGCCGCAGGCCGTCAACGGCTTGGATCAGCACGCCTAGGAGCCCATCATGGCCGCAACGCACTACTCGGGTCCACTCATCGTCGGCGGCAAGCAACTCGCCACGGTGGACCCGTTGACGGGCGTTGCGTCATGGTTGGCCGTTGAGGGCGAGTACCGCTCCCTCGTGCTACAGACCGGCGGGCCGGCGGCGGATGTGCCGCGCAACGTGACCTACGGCGCCGGCGGCGTGTCCAGCACGGGCATCGTCAGCGTGGCGGCCACGGGCGAGATCGACATCCTGAAGGCCGCGGCGATCATGTTCAAGACGCGGTTGCGCGCCGGCCGCATCGGCGCGGCCGGTGTCTCGATCCTCATCATCTGGGGTGAGGTGTCCACCGACGGCGGTGTCATCTGGACGCCACTGCCCAACGTGTCTTCCATCAATCTCAGCGTGGCGACCGACACGATCACGTTCGCCGACATCGTGCCGTTGACGGTGCTGCCCGGCTACAAGTTCCGCATCCGCTTCGCGCGGTCGAGCCTGGGCGACAACTCGGGCGATCTGACGCCACAGGCACAGCCTGCGGGCCTGAATTTCATCGGGGCCGTACCCAGCGCCTACATGTCCATTTATCGCTTCACATCGCCGCCAACGCCATGAATCGCCATCTGCCCGCGGTCATCGCGGCGCTCGTCACGAGTGCCGTGATCGCGGGTGCCGCCTTCATGTACGAGGGCCGGCATGTGCGCGCTGTGGTGACGACCAAGCTGGAGGTGATGGAAGCAGCTGTCAAGGCGCTTGAAGAGCGGGTACTTGCGCTCGAACGCGCAAAGAAGTAGGAGCCCCCATGCCATTGACCGACGTAAAGCTGCGCCCAGGCATCAACCGCGAAGGCACGTCGTCGGCCGTCGAGGGCACATGGAACGAGGGCAACAACGTCCGCTTCCGCGGCGGTGCGCCCGAGAAGATCGGCGGCTGGGTGTTCGACCCCTCGCCGCTCGATCCGGCCGCACTGGCGCCGCCGTTCGGCAAGTTCTGGGGCATCGCGCGGCACCTCTTCAACTGGCTGACGCTGGCGCGCTACAACATGCTGGGCATCGGCACCCACATGAAGTACTACATCCAGAACGGCCTGGGCGGTGTCTTCTACGACGTGACGCCGATCGCCTCCACGACGCTGGCGGGCGACGTGACTTTCGTGGCAACCAACGGCAGCAACCAGCTGCATGTGCTGGATGTGTCGAGCGTCACGAACGTGGGCGACTTCGTGACTTTCAGCGGCGCGGCGGGCCTGGGTGGCAACATCACGGCGGCCGTCCTGAACCGCGAGTACGTCATCACTGGGCTCGTCGGCCCGAATGAGTACATCGTCACGACGCCGGTGCTGGCGAACGCGCTGGACGTGGGCAACGGCGGCGCAGCCGTGGTGGGGACTTACCAGCTGCCGATCGGCCTGCCGGTGTTTGTGCCCGGCGTCGGCTGGGGTGCTGGTGGCTGGGGCGGTGTCACCGGCGGCGTGCTGTCGGGTTGGGGTGCTGCTGCGCCGCTGCCGACGGCGGTGGGCCTGCAGCCGCGGCTGTGGTCGGCCGCTAACTTCGGTGAGCGCCTGCTCGCCAACCCACGCGGCGGCGGCCTGTACCTGTGGACGCCGAACGTGGACCCCAGCATCGTCGATCGCATGGTGCTGCTGACCGGCGGCGACACGCCCACGAAGCTCAATCAGGTGCTGGTGTCGGACGCCTCGCGCTTCGTGCTGGCCTTCGGTGCCAACGACTACGGCGCGCTGGAGCAAGACCCGATGCTGGTGCGCTGGTCCGATCAGGAGTCGTACACCGAGTGGACGCCGTCGGCGACCAATCAGGCCGGCAGCTACCGGCTCAGCCGCGGCTCGGTCATCATCGGCGCCGTGCAGACGCGCCAAGAGGTGCTGGTGTGGACCGACGCGGCGCTCTACTCGATGCAGTACCAGGGGCCGCCGTTCGTGTGGAGCACGAACATCCTGGCCGACAACATCTCGATCCTCGGCCCCAACGCCGCGATCGCGGTCAACAACATCACCTACTGGATGGGCGTGGACAAGTTCTACGTCTACAACGGCCGTGTGGACACGCTGCCCTGCTCGCTGCTGCGCTTCATCTTCAGCGATCTCAGCGAGGCGAACGGCTTCCAAGTGCATGCCGGCCACAACGAGGCGTTCAATGAAATCTGGTGGTTCTACTGCCGTGAAGGTAGCGACAAGATCGATCGCTTCGTGATCTTCAACTATCTGGAGAACGCGTGGAGCTACGGTGACGTGTCGCGCACCGCGTGGCTCGACAGTCCGCTGCGCGAGCGGCCGATGTCCACCACGCAGGGCAACCAGCTGGTCTACCACGAGCAGGGCACGGATGACGCGGAAACGCCCACGCCGATCGCTATCCTGGCGCACATCAAGTCGGCGCCGGTCGATCTCGACGACGGCCAACGCTTCTCCTTCATCCGGCGCATGCAGCCGGATGTGTCGTTCAACGGCTCGCAGGTCGATGCGCCGGCGGTGCGCTTCTCGCTGCACGCGCGGGTGGCGCCGGGCGCGCGTTACCGTGGGCTGCAGCAAAAGCCGGTCACGAGCGCGCAGAACTACATGTCCGGCGGCGGCCCGTCGAAGCAGTTTCTGGTGCAGGAGTTCACGCCGGAAATCTACCCGCGGCTGCGCGGCCAGCAGGTGCAGTTCACGATCGAGTCAGACACGCTCGGCGTGGCGTGGCAGCTGGGCATCATGCGCTGGGATGTCCGGCCGGACGGGCGCAAATGAGCTTCCTGCGCAACCCCACTCCGCCGCGGCTGCCGGACCCGGAGAACGACATCAGCCCACGCGCGTGGGCTGCGTTGTTGCAGGCCCTGCGCCTGTATTTCGAGCAGCTGAACAACTTCACCCAGGCGCTGCTGGGCCGCAACGGCGGGCAGTTCTTGGAGGTGCCGACGGCGACCTTCTACGCGGACGTGGATCAGGTGCTGGCCGCGGCCACGCCGACGGCGGTATCCGTGCCTTTGATGCTGAACATGCAGGGCTTCACGCACCCCACGGCGTCGAAGATTCAGGCCGACCTCTCGGGCACCTACAGCATCCGCGGCACGCTCAGCGTGCGCAGCGCCGATGCAGCGCCGCAGTCGTTCAAGGTCTGGTATCGCAAGAATCTACTCGATCGGCCGCTGTCCACCATCGAGGTGACGGTGCCGGCCGGCGGCACGATGACGGTGCCGGTGCACTATCTCGGCGACCTTTTGCCGACGGATACCTTCGAGATAATGGTCAGCAGCGCCTCGGCCAACGTCCGGCTGTACGCCCCGCCGCTCGCCGGCTTGGTGCCGCGCGGCGCGGCCGCCCGCATCGATGTCGTGTTCGAGTCCAACGACAGCACGGCCGGCGTCACGTCGGCGTTGTTCCGTACCAAGAAGCTCGTCGTCGAGCCTGCCCCATAGGAGCCCAATATGAGCCTTCAACATCTCGCGCAGCGCGTGCGCGCACAGGGCCGCCACGGCGACACCGAGCTTGTCCATATGGCACCCAGCGAGGTGGCCGGGCTGCACAAGCTCGCGCGGGCGATGGGTGAGTGCGGCCTGTCTGTGAATCCCGAGACCGGGCTGCACGAGGCGTTCAGCCTCAAGAGCCTGCTGCCCAGCATCGTCGGCGCAGCGGTGAACTACTTCGTGCCCGGCGCAGGCGCGCTCGGTGGTGCGCTGGCTGGCGCTGCCGTTGGCGGGTATCAGGCGCGCAAGGGCGGCGGCGAGAACACGCTGGCTGGGATGATCTCGGGCGGCATGGGTGGCTATGGCGCGGCGCAGTTGGCGCAGGGTTTTGGCGCGGCCGCGCAGCAGGGGCTGACGGGCGCGGCGAAACAAGCCCTTGGCGAGATGCCCGAGCCACTGAGTGAAGCGGCGAAACAGCAGACAGCGCAGGCCATTCAGGACCGGACTGCGCAGCTGGCGCAGCAGGCCAGCTTCCTCGACAAAGCCAAGGCGGGCATCAGCGCGCTGATGACACCCGAGGGGCGTGAGGCAGCGAACAAGGCTGCGGGCGGCAACCCGTTGCAGTCGCTTGGCCGTGCGGCCCTGCCGCTGGGGATGGTCGATCCGGTGGATCAGCAGGCGCAAGCGGCCGCGCATCGCCCGGGAGGCAACTACACGTCGCCATACGCTGGCAAGCAGGGCAAATGGGTCTACGACAAGGATGTGCTGCGCTGGATTCCGGGCTCGGCCGAGGGAGGTGTCGTGGGCTATGACGCGGGCGGCCCGATAAACGGCGAGAACGTCACTGACGAGGGCGTCTGGAACTTCCTGTTTGCAGGTGGCGAAGACCCGCGTGTGCAGACTCGCCAGCAGAAGCTGGAACCGCGTGCGCGGGCACCGGTGTCGGCCCCGGGCGAAGGCGGCGCACCGGGTGGTCTGGGCGGGCCGTCAGGTAACTCTGGTGGCACGGGCGGCTTCGGCGGCATGGGCGGCGCCAGCATGAGTGGCGACTATGCGGCTTGGAACCCAGGTACTACGGGCGGCGCTGTTGGTGACATCGGCCAGGGCGCGGGCTCGGTCTCAGGTGATGCGGGCTTGTCTGCCGACACGATCGAGAATATTGGCAGCGGCATCGGGCTGGTGGCAGGCATCCCCGGCGTTGGCACGATCCTCGACAAGACGGGCGCGGCGCAGGCGGCTTCGGACTATCTGGCTGGGCTGGCAGGACAGAGCAACCGTGACAGCGTGGCAGCGGTCAGTCCCGACCCAGGCGCGAGCGTGAACCCGATCGACAAGTGGGCGTCCGAGGCATCGCGGGTGGACAACGCGCCATTGCGGGGTGAAGTGCAGGGCACGACGGCTGCCGACACCGGCGCTTGGGGCACCAACGGCGGCGCTGCAGCTGCAGCTGGCGCCCAGGCTGCAGCGGACGCGCTAGCGAACGGGGCATCGGATGCCGAGGCCGCTGCGATTGGACAGGCGATGGCGGATGCAGTCATTGGTAGCGGCGCCGGGAATGCCGAGGAGCCGCAGGTGTCGGAAGCACCGCAGCCGGACTACAGCCAGCTGACGTTCGATCGTACCGAGTTGGGCTACGGCTTCGGCCCGGACATGACGGGCACGAGTCGGAAGAACGCCAGCTACGAGGACGGCGGCGTCGTGGCGCTGCAGTCCGGCGGCTTCGTCTTCCCGGCCGACGTGGTGTCGGCGCTGGGCGCTGGCAGCAGCGGTGCGGGCTTGAAGGTGCTGTTTGACCGCTTCGGCGCGCAGCCGGTGGACGGCGAAGGCCACGGCCAGAGTGATGACGTGGAAGCTACGATCGACGGCCAGCAGCCGGCGCGGGTCGCGCGCGACGAGGCCGTGCTCAGTGCCGAGCAAGTGGCGAAGATCGGTGGCGGCGATCCGAAGAAGGGCGCCAAGAAGCTGTACGACATGATGACGAAGGTGCGCAAGCAGGCCACCGGCTCGCCCAAGCAAATGCGCGTCGTCAACACAAACAAGGTGCTGTCATGAACTCTGCACTCCGCTTGAAGCTCAAGAAGCCCGTCATGCGTTACGCCGCTGGCGGCACGCCGAAGAAGCCCGGCTATGCCGACGGCGGCACCACGACCTACAGCACGAACATCCCCGAAGCGGCGATGCCGGCGTATTCGGACTTGATCGCCAATGCCGGCCAGCTGACTGACCCGAACAACCCGAACGCGGCCTATCAGCCGTACCAGGGCGACCGGCAAGCGACATCCACGCCGCTGCAAAACCAGAGCTACGCCGGTGTGGCTGGTATGCAGACGAACCCGTACTCGCAACAGGCTGGTGGCCTCGCGGGGTTGTACGCGGGTCAGGCGGGCAATTTGAGCTACGGCCCCAACTCGTTCAGCACCTACGGCAGCGGCCCGCAGCAGGTCTCGGCTGGCGCTGGCCCGCAGCAGACGAGCACCACGTCGTTCACGCAGCCCGGCACGGCCGGCGCCTACATGAACCCGTACATGCAGGCCGTGGTGGACACGCAGAAGCGCGAGGCTGTCCGCTCGGACGATGTCGCGCGCACGGGCCGGCAGGCCCAGGCCGTCGGCGCCGGCGCGTACGGCGGCAGCCGGCAGGCCATCATGGAGTCCGAGGCGAACCGGAACCTGCAGACGCGGCTGGGCGACATCCAGACGGCGGGCTCGGATGCGGCCTACAAGCAGGCGCAGGCGCAGTTCAACACCGAGCAGGGCCTGGGCCTGCAGTCGCAGCTGGGCAACCAGCAGGCGGCGCTGACCTACGGGGGCCAGCAGCTGCAGGCCGGGCTGGGCAACCAGAACGCAGGGCTGCAGTTCGGCAACCAATACCTCGACGCGCAGCGCCTGGGCGAAGCGTCCAAGCAGTTCGGCGCGACCTACGGGCTGCAGGGCCTGCAGACGGGCATCCAGGGCGCGACAGCGCAGGGCAACCTGGGCCAGAACCTGTTCAACCAGCAGAGCGACATCTACGGCCTGCAGAACACCGCCGGCACGCAGCAGCAACAGCAGGTGCAGTCGGGGCTCGATCAGAAGTATCAGGAGTACCTGAACCAGCGGAACTATCCGTATCAGCAGCTGGGCTTCATGTCCGACATCCTGCGCGGCACGCAAGGCACGACGAGCAGCGTCTACAAGCAAGAGGCGCAGCCGTCGAACCTGCAGAACATCATCGGCCTCGGCACGGCCCTGGCCGGCATCGGCAAGGCCAAGGGCGGTTCGATCGAGGGCGGGCTGGCGTCGATCGCGCCGGCCAGCGTGGGCGACTTCGCTGATGGTGGCATCGTGGGCTTCGCGGAAGGGACCGACAAGTACGGCGTGCCGTACAGCGGTGAGGCAGCAAGCGCCGATGCGCAGACAGCTGCAGATCGCGCAATGTTCGGTCGCTGGTGGACTGGCGCCAAAGATGCAGGCGAACGCACCGCGGCGGCCGCTGCTGATCTTGCGACGATGGTGCCGCGCGGGCTCGCGGGTGCATACGACACGGCGGTTGTGCGGCCGATGCGGGCGGCTGGGCTGCCGGCTGCCTATCTCAGCGGACACCTGACACCGAAAGGGGCCAGCACGCTCTCCATGACGCCGTACTACGACCTCATCCGCGAGCGCGATCCACAGGAGCCGGACGCAGCACCAGCTGCAGCGCCGGCCAAGCCCGGTGAGACGGAACTGTCGGCGATCGAGAAGAAGCCGCCGGAAGAGGATCAGTACGGTCTGGGTAAGCTGTTCGCACGGCTGGGCAGCAGCGCAGCCGTGTCCGCCGGCCCGGCGCCGACGATGGCCGGCATGCGCAAGGACATGGACACCGCGGGCTACGACCCGGCCGCTTACGAACTGCAGGCCACTGGCGCCTCGAACAAGCTGGCCGACGTGCAGCGCGCCAGCGCGCAGAAGTACGAGCAGAACCTGCAGGAACTGCACGCCTCGCTGGGCGAGCTTGGTGCTGGCCGCGAGGCGTCGATCAACCGCCAGAAGGGCGAGATGGCCGGGCGCGAGACCGACCTGAAGAACAACGCGCTGCTGAAGGCGGGCTTGTCGATCCTGGCCGCGCCCCCGGGCGGCGGTGCCTTCGCGGCGATCGCGCGCGGCGCGCTGCCGGTGCTGGAGCAGTATGGCGTCGATGTGGACAAGCTGCGCAAGGAGAAGTACGACCTCGACGAGAAGATGGACTTGCTGCAGGAGGCACGCCGGGCCGAGAAGGGCCTGCGCGGCAAGGAACTGTTGGAAGCGCGGAAGGCCACCAGCGCGATCGAGGAGGCCGCCCAGCAGCGCCTGTACGGCATCAGCACCACGCTCGGCGCCGAGAAGTACATGAACAAGCCCAAGGAACTGTTCAACGCCTACACCAAGGCGTTCGACAGCTGGCAGAACCGCGACGTGCAGGCGCGGCTCGGTAGCTCCAGCAACAGCATGCGGCTGGGCCTCGCGCAGATCGCGGCTGGTGGTGTGGGTGGCGGCGGCAAGCCGATGACGGCTGCGCAGCGTGTGACGGCGGTGAACGCTGCAGCGGATGACATCCGCAAAGCCTACCCGACGATGGCGAAGGACGAGGTGCTGCGGCAGGCTGCCGACTTCGTCGAGCGCTACCAGCGCCCCGGCGCCACGACGCCGGCAGCCCGCGCGGGCTTTAGCATGAGCATGACCGAAGACTAGGAACCCGCTATGCCCACCTATCACCTGACGGCGCCGAACGGTCGCACGTACCGGATGCAAGGCCCGCCAGGGCTGTCGCAGGACGACGTGATCGATCACGTCCTGAAGCTGGACCCGGAAGCCGGCAAGGCCCCGCCAGCGCCCAAGACGGGCCTGGGTGCGGCGTTCCAGTCCGGCGCCGAGAACATGTGGTCGTCGGGCAAGGCAGCGGTCAAGGGTCTGTTCGGCGACACGCAGGAGGCTGCTGCCGAGGCGCTTGCTGCAGAAAAACTGCAGCAACAGAAGTATGACCCCCAGATCGGGCTGGAGCGGCTGGGCAAGGTCTACGACGAGAAGGGCCTGCTGGCCGCCGGTTCCGAGTTGATCGGACAGGCCGGGCGCGGCATCGCCCAGTCGTTGCCCGAGATGGGCGGCATGGCCGCTGGCGCGCGGCTGGGTGCGATGGCAGGTAGCGCGATTGCTCCAGGCGTCGGCACGGTCATCGGTGGTATCGGCGGCGGCATCCTGGGCGGCCTGCTTCCACAGACCGGCCGGAACCTCGCCACGCAGCAGGAGGCCACCCCCGGGCAGGTGAGCTACGGCAAGGCCGCGGCTGCCGGCACCGCCCAGGCCGCGCTGGAAGAAGTGGCACCGATGCTGCTCATGGGCAAACGTGTCGCCGGAAAGCTGTTCGGCGATGACATCGCGCAGGTGATCGGCAAGCTCGGTCCCGAGGCGGCGGAGAAGGTGGCCGCCCGGCGCCTGTCAACGACGGTCGCGCGCGGCGCGGCGGAGGGTGCTGCTGGCGAGGCCACCACGGAGGTGATGCAGCAGGCCCTGGAGCGGCTGCAGGCGGGCCAGCCCCTGCTGGACAGCGAGGCGCTGAAAGCCTACGGCGAGGCCGCCTACGGTGGCGCGATCGCTGGCGCACCGCTGAGCGGCGCCGGCCAAGCGTGGGATCGCGCTGGTGCGCAGCGGCAGGTGGCGGACACCGAGCAGGCCGCCCAGCAGGCCCAGGCCGCCCAGCAGGCCCAGGCCCAGACGGCGGCCGAGCAGGCAGCTGCGCAGGCCGAGGAAGAGCGCCGCGCGCGGCCGGAGTATGCCGCCAAGGTGGCCGAGGACTATGCCGCCTACGAGCAGCAGAAGAAGGCACTGCTGGCCCAGCGCAAGGCGCTGCTGGCCGAGAAGACCGACGCCGGCTATGCCGCGGCGAAGGATGTCGAGGCGGCCCTGCGCGAGCACGTCGCACAAGGCAAGCCGCTGCTGGCCGAGTTCAATGCCGCGTTCACGACGCCAGAAGCGCGGGCAGCAGCGCTTGCGGGTCCGGCGGCTGTGGTCGCGCCGCCCGGTGCACCGGAGGGCATGCTGTTCCAGCCCGAGGGCAACCCGCAGCAGGGCCAGCGCATTCAGGAACTGCAGGCGCAGATCGCCGAGTACGAAGACACGTTGCCGAAGGAAGAGGCGCTGGCGCAGGAGATGATGCGCCAGGACAAGCTCGACCAAGCGCTTGCGGCCGGCGAGACTTTGGCTGCTCGCGCGAAAGCACATAAGGAAGCTCAGAAGGAGCTGTACAAGCTCGCGCCTGCGCTGAAGGCGGATGCCAAGACGGCTGCCGCCGCCGCTGCCACCGCTGATGCCGAGGCCCAGACACTGCAGGCGCTCAACACGGAGCAGACGCAGGGGCAGATCACGGCGCTGACATCGCAGATAGCCAAGCTGATGAAGAGCGCCAACACCAAGCAGTTGCCGAAGGTAGCGGAGGCGAAGGCCGAGATCGAGCGCCTGCAGGGGCTGCTGGACGCGCAGGCACAGCAGCGGAACGCCGGCTATGACGAGAACCTGTTCCAGCTGGATGAGCGCCTGCAGGGTGAAGAGAAGCAGCTGGAGGGCGAGTGGAACGCCGCTGCTGATGCGCACGATCGCGGCAAGCGCGTGCAGGCCGTCGCGGATCGCCGGCTGGAGAAGCACGCCGACGCCTTCTCGGCCGATCTGGCTGCCGAAGACGAGGCGGCCGATCGCGCCGCGGCGGCCCAGGCCACCGAGCAGGGCTTCGCCAACATGTTCGCCACTAAGGAGCGCTCGGGCATGCTCGACGCGCTGGCGAAGGACACCAGCGAAGACGCCCGGCTGTTGCGTGCGATGGGCAAGCCGCTGCGTGGCGAAGGTGGTGCGATCGTCGAGTCGCTGGCGAACCTGCCGGCCGACAAGCGCCCCGATGCTGCACGGGCGCTGCAGTCCCACGCCAAGGAGGTCGTGAAGGCGTTGCACGCCGATCTGGCCCAGGCCCGCAAGACGGGCGACACCGAGCGTGCGCAGGGCTTCATCGAGGCGATCCGCTCAGTGGCGGCGATGCAGAAGGAGACGCAGGGCCGCGCGCACTACATGGCCGACTTCTACAACCTCACGGCGCCGTTGGTGAAGGGTGTCGTGCGCGGTGCGCAAGATGTGGTCGGCACGCCGGCACCCGAGGCCGGCACCGAGTCAGCACGTCGGGCCAGCGCCGGCCACCACTATCAGGTGATGCAGGACTTGGAGAAGCGCTATGCCGGCGTGAAGGGCCTGCGCGAGACCACAGCGATGCAGCAGGTGGCTGATGAAGGCACGGAGGTGCACGAGCCGCTGCCCGAGGAAGGACTGAGCAAGGAGACGATGCCTGTGGCGCCGGCTGCCGAGCAAGGCAATGTCGCGCGCGCCGACGAGCAGGGCCAGGGCCGGCTGTTCATCCCCGAGGCAGGGCCAGCACCGACGGCGGACACACCGCGGCAACTGCTGCGCCAGCGCGTCGATAAGCTGCTGGCAATGCCGGGGCTGACCGGACACGCCCGCGTGCGTCTGAAGCAGGCCGCCGACATCCTGGGCAGCGCCGCGCCACACGCAGCGGACATCGCGCAACCCCGTCCGAAGGGCATCCACAAGGATGTGGTGATGGCCCCGAAGACCGTGTCGAAGGCCCAGCTGGCGCAGATCACGAACATGGTCGAGCAGGCCGAGAAGGGCGGCGGGCGCCCCGGCACCGTGCCGACAGGCGCGAAGGCCAGCGCTGCGGCCGGCAGGACGCTGCCCGAGACCGAGCGCGTGCCGACGCGGCGCCTGGAACTGGAGACGGTCGCGGAAGAGACTGCGCATCCCGACGCGCAGCCGGACCTGTTCCACACGATGCACGCCGGCCGCACTACGCCAGCTAATTTCCAACGAGCACTAGACACCGGCGCGCTGCCGTCCACGCGGGCCACGACGCCCGCTCAACGGAAGAAGCACGCCGCAGCTGCAGCCAAGGCCCCGCTACCCGTGCCGCAGCCGCTCGCGGCGTCCAGCAACGTCGAGGAAACCAAGGCGCGGATCATGGAGTTGCAGCAGCAGATCAATAAGGTCCGCGCAGACAACCCCGTCGTCAAGGGCGAGAGCCTGAGTGTGCAGGCCGAGCAACGCAAGCAACAGACGGCGGCGTTGAAGCCGTGGCTGGAAGCTATGCGTGCTGCCGTGGCGCACCGGCGCACGTTGCTGAAGAAGGTCGGTCGTCCGAACGCCGAGGTCACAGCACCTGTGCCGACGGATGCCCAGCGCCGCGCGGCCGCGGCCGGCACCACGGCCGAGGAATACACCAAGCGCACCGGCGACAAGGTGACGCGTGTGAGCGCACGCCAGGACGAGGGCGGCATCGAGTTGACCTCGGACGCTGTGGACGAGGTCATCAGCACCGCCAAGGCCGTGCCCGGCGTCACGAACGCGGACGTGCGGGACACGTTCGACAAGGTCAGCAAGTACCGCACGGCGCGGGCCTTCTCGTCTGAGGGCAACAAGATCGTGAAGGCACTGGAGGTGCTGGCCGACGACATGCGCGCGTTCCGGGGCAAGAACCCCGGCGGCATCATGCCGCGCAAGCACCGCGCAAGCTACAACTCGGCCGTGTTGGAGAAGGCCCACCTCGCTGCGCAGCTGAAGGAGACGCCGAGCGCCGACGCGCGCGCCACGGTGATGGCACGCCAGGATGTCGTGGACAAGCACCTCGCCTACCTCAACCGGCAACGCACGGCGCTGGCCGCTGATCCGCAGTACCGCGAGATGCAGCGCAAGGCCGCGCTGCTGCAGCTGAAGAGCGACCTGATCGTGCAGCAGAAGGCTGCCGTCGAGGCCGCCGAGGGCTACCAGCCGGCGACGAAAGAGATCGTCAAGGCGGGTGTCGAGGAAGGTGTGCTGGAGCCGGTCGAGCCGGCCACCAAGATGGGCACCGACGAGCCAGCCACGCGCATGGCCGTCGCCAAGGCAGCCAAGCCACAGAAGACGGGCTTCCAGAGCAAGGGCGCACCGCCGACGGCGGCCCAGGTGAAGGCGGCCGAGCGCATCACTGGCACCCGGCGGGCCACGGACGACGTGCTGCGCCAAGCAAAGGCCGAGAAGGGCGCCAAAGCAAAAGCGCTGGCTGCCGAGGCCGTTGACTGGGAAGGCGAGGGCGGCCGCGCGGCGGAGCCCCTGAACTCTGCCGAGGCCGCCAAGCTGACGCCAGCGGAGGCGCTGAAGCTGATGCAGGAGGTCGCACGTCGGCGTGCTTCGGTGCTCAACAAGGAAGAACGCGAGCACGCCCCTGCGCCGGTCACTTGGCTGACCTTGGAAGAGGCGCAGCATCTGGCTGACCGCGATCTCCAGGGCCTGCTGGATAAGCTATCAAAGACGGCCAGTTCGCCGATCGCGCGTGCACTGGCGACGAAGCTGAAGGCGCTGACCAAGGATACGAAGCTGCGCATGTACAAGGCGCTGACTGGTCCGAAGGGCGCGCAAGGCACCTTCGACACCGAGACGAACGAGATCGCTATCTACCTGTCGGGCGCATCGCAGGAGACGGTGATGCACGAGGCGGTGCACGCGGCCACGGTGCATGCGCTGCGCGCTTACGAGAAGGACTTGACGCCCGACCAGCGCAACGCACGCAAGGAGTTGAAGCGGCTGTTCGCGCTGTTGGAGAAAGACAAGGCGTTCGAGAACGAGTACGGCATGGAGGACATCTTCGAGTTCGCTTCGGAGGTCATGACCAACGAGAGCCTGCGCGCCAAGATCGATGCCAAGAAGCCGAACCTATGGCGCCGGCTGGTCAATGCGTTCATGCAGCTGTGGGGTGCGGACCCGAAGCAGGCGGCGAGCGCCGACGCGATGGCGCTGGTGGAGCGCCTGTTCCAGAACTCACGCCCGCTGACGGAGGCGGAGATCGCCGAGATCGCAGCGCTGCGTGCTGAGCATGAAGCGAAGGAAGGTCGCGGCAAGACGGTCCTGGCTGCTGCCGCCCGGCCAGCTTCATCGTCCGCCACCCCCGCACTCGACGAGTTCAGCCGCTCGCTGACGGCCAAGCCGCGCGCTGGTGGCGTGCGTGCCTTCATGAAGGACTCCAACGCCGGCCTCGCTGCCGAGTACGCCGCGGTGGACATGCGCGCGCCGCTGATGAAGGCGCTGTCCAAGGGCGACAAGGCGCAGTACATGCAGGGCCAGTACTACATCCGCAAGGCCGACGCGCGCATGGCCCAGGTCGGCGCCTCGCTGCTCAATGGCACGCTGCAGCTGAAGAAGGACGCCAAGGGCAACCACATCGTCGAGGCCACCGGCAAGACCTCGGGCCGGGACGTGTTCGACGCGATCGACGCACTGCCCGGTGCTACGCCCGAGGCCAAGTACGCGCTGGCGCAGTCGTATCTGGTGGCGCAGCGCGCGGCCAACAAGGGCTGGGACAAGCTGGGCTGGGAGACGAGCGCTGCGAATCAGGCGCTGGGCGAGCGGGCGCTGAAAGAGGCCGACGCCAACCCGGCGCTCAAGAAGCAGCTGGAGAACGTGCGCAAGGTCTACAACGACTACAACCAGGGCATGATCCAGTTCCTCGCGGACACCGGCGCGATCTCCAAGAAGCTGGCGAGCGATCTCACCAAGGACGGCGACTATGTGCCGTTCTATCGCGTCGGCGAGTCCGGCGCCGCCGAGCTTGTGATGGGCGAGAACACGCACATCCGTGTCGGGGACGTGCGCAAGCAGCCCTACCTGCAGGAACTCAAGGGCGACGACACCAAGCTGCTGCCGCTGAGCGAAGCGATCATGCGCAACACCATGCTGCTGACCGACATGGGCCTGCGCAATCTGGCGACCAAGAACATCGCCTACTCGCTGCAGGACATGAGCAAGGCCGCCGGCGTCAACAAGATTCGCCCAGGCAAGGCGCCAGCCGGGCCTGATGTCGTCGCATTCAAGCAGGACGGCGAGGACTACTGGATGCGCGTCACCTCGGCCAACACGCCGTTCGAGGGCATCCCGTCTGAACTGCTGGTGCAGTCGCTGGAGGGTTCGCACAGCATGCTGACTGGCATGGGCAAGGTGGCTGGTGCGTTCAGCAATCTGCTGCGCTCTGGCGTCACCCGCACGCCGGCCTACCTGCTGCGCCAACTGATCCGCGATCCGATGTCGGCGTCGTTCACGGCCGGGATCAACCGCGGGCCGGTCATGGCGATGCTGGAGTCGATGCGCGAGTTCGTCTCGCAGATGCGCGGCACGAGCGCCACGGGCAATGCGTTGCTGCGCAAGGGCGTGACCCAGAGCGGCATCTTCAACGGCACGGCCGAGGACATGGAGAAGTTCGCGCTGCAGATGGCAGGCGGCGAGCAGCCGGCCTACAAGAAGCTCTTCGCCGCGGCCGACCGCGCTGCGATGGCTGCGGACGCAGCTACGCGTGCACAAGTCTACGACGATACGCTGCGCAAGACCGGGTCCGAGATGGAGGCTGAACTGGCCGCCATCGAGATGATGAACTTCACCAAGCGCGGCGCGAGCCCGACGGTGCAGTACGCCACGCGGATGATCCCGTTCATGAACGCGCAGATTCAGTCGCTCAATGTGCTCGCCAAGGCGTTCCGTGGTAACGCCACGATGGAGGAGAAGCTGCAGATCAAGCAGAAGTTCTTCAAGAACGCAATGGGGCTTGCCGCCTTCTCGCTGGTCTACGCCGCGGGTATGGAGGACGACGAGGACTACAAGAACGCCTCGGCGTTCGAGCGCATGAGCAACTTCTTTCTGCCGACGCCGGGCGGGACCATCAAGGTGCCGATCCCGTACGAGGTGGGCTTCTTGTTCAAAGTGCTGCCCGAGATGATGATGCGCGGGCTCCAGGGCAAGCTCGACACGACCGACTGGGAGGCGTTCCGCGGCAGCCTGCTGGGCATGGTCCCCGGCGGCACGAGCATGGGCATGCCACAGATGATCGCGCCGGTCCTGCAGTCGGTGTCCAACCGGGACGCGTTCGGCAACAAGATCGAGACCGAGGAGCAGCTGAAGCTCGCCAAGGGTGAGCGCCGCAGCGACACCACGTCCGAGGCGGCTGTCGCGCTGTCCGGCCTGATGAGCGCCGTGCTGCCCGAGTCGATGCAGCTAAGCGGGCCGAAGATCGAGCATCTGGTGCGCGGCTACGTCGGCGGCTTCCCGGTGGCCGTCGCCGGCATGGTCGATCAGTTCCTGCCCGACAGCAACAAGCCCGAGCGCATGGCTTCCCAGAACCCGATCTACGGCGCATTCGTTCCCAAGAACGTCGGCACCGGGCCGGTCTCCAGCGGCTACGCGGCGCTGAACAGCATCGAGCAGGTGAACGCCACGCTGGCGCATCTGCGCGAGGAGGAGCCCGAGCGGGCCGAGGCGTACGCCCAGGAGCACGTCGGCGAGATCAGCGCCAAGGGCGCGGCCGACGCCTTCAAGCAGCAGCTGAAGGGGCTCAAGGAGCAGCAGAAAGGCATCATGCAGGACAAGGCGATGCTGGCGGCCGACAAGCGCAAGGCTATCGACGATCTCGCCCGGCTGCGCAACACGCTGGCGCGGGACTTCACGGAGAACGTGAGGGCGTTGGCTACTTCACCGTGAACATCACCCCGAGCATGCCTTTGAAGATGCAGGCTCGGGCCTTCACGTTGATGCGCCGTCCAGGCGTTTCCCGGGCCGTACGGAGCCCTTCGGCCATCAGGACATAGGGCGACAAGGTCGGGACGAAAAAAGAGCCCACAGCCCGCTGGTGCCACAGCCAGCCGTGGGTTGACGCCACGCCCAGGCGCCGCCCCCTATGAGGCGTGGGCCGGGGCGTTGGTCGAGGCATAGATGATCTGCAGGCAGCGGGTGGTGCTGGCTGCCATTGACGTGCCGCGGAACAGGTCGATCGCCCGCTCCTGCACGACGGCGTTGTGGGACAGGTCGTCCTTCAACGCGGTGTAGCTCCAGTTGCGCATGCTGCAGTACTTCTTCAGCGCCGTCACATCCAGATAGGTGCAGACCTGTCCTGGGCTCATCTCCAGTTCGATGCGCCCCACGACCTTGCCGCGCGCCGAGTCCGGCAGCGCGATGCTCAGCCCGTTGTTGGAGATCGAGCTTGCGACCGAGCCAGCCTTGCCCACCTTCACGAACATGCCATTGAACTCGCGCAGGAAGCTGGAGACCACATCGTTGGCCGTCATCAGGTTGGAGTCGATCAGGCTGCGGGTCCGCTCGATAAGCCCCGTCAAGAACGCCATCACGCGCCGCACGTCGATCGCGCAGATGTTGGCGAACTTCGGACCCAGCAGGGTCGCGGCGGTGATGATCGCGGCGCAGCCGGCCACCCAGTAGCGCTCGGAATCAATCGCGTTGATCTGCTTGCGCCAGCCGTCCAAGACGGTGGCGAACAGCGCCTTGGCACGCGACATATTGCGCACCAGCCAGTCGGCGAACATCGGGCCGGCGTGCCCGTAGTTGCTGTTGAGCAGCTGCATGATGTCGCGCTCGTGCTCGTTGAAGTCGATCTTGGTCTCGCAGCGCCACTCAAGGAAGCGCTGCACCTCGCCGTTGCTGGAGGTGTCCCTGGCGCCGAGCATGTGCTCCAGCACCGGGCTGTTGCTGGTGATGAAGGCCAGCCCGTTCCACGTCATGTTGTCGTTCAACTCGGCATTGGCGCTGCTGGAGCCCTTCAGCTTGTGTTGGCCCTGCGCATAGTCGAACAGGAACTTCGGTATCCACTCCATCTCGGTCGAGCGGTTCTTGGCCGTCACTTCATCCACCAGCAGGGGCAGGCCGCCTAGCAGGCCAGCGCGCTGCAGCATGGTGTTCTCGGACGTGTTGGGCACCACGATCAGGCGCTTGCCGCCCCAGGTGCTACGCGCGATTGACAGCGCCAGGGACTTGCCCACGCCGGACTCGCGCGATGTCGCATGGAAGGTCATCGCGTCGGCGCCGTTGTTCGCCCAGGCCATCAGGGGCGAGGCGAAGCCGATCAGCGCCAGGGACACCACGTCGTAGCAGCCCTTGTTGCACAGCATGGTCAGCACGCGCTGCCAGTTGCTGAAGGTGCCGGCGGGCTGCATGCCCTCGATCAGATTGTTCAGGCGATTGGACACGAACGTGTACTCGCCGGCCGGCGAGAGGATGCGCTCGCCGCAGGCGAAACTCTCGTCCGGCTGCCACCCGTATTTGGCTGGCACGCGCAGCGAGGTGTTGGCGGTGCTGGCTTCCATCGCGCAGGCGCGGACGTAGTTGAAGACGTGCACGTCGTTGCCGGCGCCGAAGGCCGCGAAGATGTTCTGCTTCGCCAGTTCCTTGATGGTGTCGTCCTTGCTCGCCAGCGCGCGCATCGGTATGGCGATGAAGTGCTGCTCGGTGGCGCTCACCACACGGCAGAAGCGCGCGCAATAGGAGTCGTCCTCTTGCATGACGCTGTGCAGGTAGAAGATGAACGGGATGATCGGGATCAGGTCGTTGCCGTCGTCGTTGCTGACGGTGCGGCAGGTGGCGGTCTTGCTGAAAGCGAAGCCCGAGGGCAGCGCAGGCAGCGCTGGCGTGGTGGCCGTGGCCGCGATCGGGGCCGGCAGGGGGATGGCCCGGCCGATCGGCAGCGGGTTGGTGATCTTGCCAGCGTGCGGGCAGCCGGCGCAGCCGCCCGGGTTGATGGAGTCGATGGCGCTGCAGGACAGCGGCCCCTTCAGTTCGGCCCACTTCTTCTGAAAGCGCTCCTCGGTGTACGGGTGCCACGAACTGATCTCGCGGCCGGCGGTCTCGCCCTCGGTGGTGCACTTCGCCAGGGACAGCATCGCGCGCCACATAGGCTCCATGCCGTCGGCCGCCGCGTTCTGTGCGAAGTAGCGGACCTGCGCGCACCCGTTGCCGTCGGCCGCCAACGATCGCTGCAGTAGCTTGTCGAAGCTGCTGTCTACGTGCTGCACCAGGGCCTTGCCTACGGCGGGTGCATCAGCAGCCACGGGTGGCTTGCCGGGCAGCGCCAGCGCATTCGCCACGGGCCGCTTGCCGGGGATGCCGTTGACGATCGAGGTCTGCGTCAGCGCGTGGTTGCCGTTGATCGGCGCGAAGGCGCCAAGCTCGGACATCTGGGGCAGTAGCGCATCGATGTCGTCGAACTCGAACACGTCGCCAGCCTGCTTCACCGAGGCCGGCTTCGGCGGGTCGTACTTCTGGTTCATCGTGCCGGGCATGCGCATCACGCGCGCGGCGTCGGCGGTGACTGGCGCATCGATCAGCAACTTGTGCTTGACTGCGGTGCGTTTCAGGCGCTCAGCCAGCGGCTGCCACTCGGCCACCGGGATGTCCTCGCTCAGCGGCCAGTAGACATGCACGCCACCGCCCGAGTCGATCAGCCACGGCTGGCCTAGCTTGTCCAGGCCGGTCTCCTGCAGGAACTCGTGCAGCGCCGCGACGGCCTCGCGCTTGGTCTTGTAGATGGCGCGCTTGCCGTCCTTGGTCCGGCCTGTCTCGCTGATGTCGAGATCGAAGAAGAAGCTGCGCAGATACTCGGCATTGGCAACGGTGCGGCTGCCGCGCTCGGCGAAACTGGCCGTGGCGAAGTAGGTGTTGAACCCGTCGGCGTCGAAGATGCGGGCCTTCTCGATGGCCTCGCTGATGCTGGTGACGTATCTGTGCTGCTTGTACTTGGTTGAAATCTCGCAGATGCAGTAGAAGCCGGTGGAAGGCAGGACGGCCGTCAGGAAGCTACGCGCGTCCATAGGGCTTGCCCTCGGGAACTGCTGCGGGGACATGGCGATCAGCCACGTACGGATTTTTCCAGCTGCGCTTTGCGTGCTTACTCAGCCTATCTACGGCGTTCAGCTGCCACTCCAGCGGCAGCGGGCCGTTCAAGAGTTCGGCGTCTGCGATGCGGATGAACTCTTCGTCGGAGATGCTGTGGGGATTTGGAAGGCTTGACATGCTTGGCTCCAGGCAGCGGCCGCGGTGGGCGCTTCGGTCAGGATGGTGGTCAGGCGAGTCACAGCGCTGCGGTAGGCGTTGGACACTTGGTTCCCGTAGAACCAGCTGTAGATCGTGGCGCGGGTGGCGCCGGTCAGCTTGGCGATGCGCACGATCGGGAAGTCCAGGCGGATGGCGGCGCGGCCCAGCTGGGGGCCGAGCGTGTCGCCGCCCGTCTTCACGGCATCACGGACGTGTTTGCGGTATTTCATGGGGGTTCCAAGCCCCCGCCGAAGCGGGGGCATAGAGGGACTAATCGTCCCAGGCGTCGAGGATGTCGGCCAGCGCGCCGGTGGCGACGGCCGGCGGCTCAGCCGGGCCAGATGCCTTCAGCACGGGTTCCGGCTCGGGCGCCGGTGCCGGGGCGGGCGTCTGGGCAGCGCCAGCAGCACCGTTGGAGGCAGCGGCCGGCGTGCGGCGGCGCTTCGGCGGGGCGGCCGGCGGCTCGGCCGGCTCAGCAGCAGGTGCAGGCGCTGCAGCGCGGCGCGGCGGCGGTGCGGGCGGCTCTTCCTCCTCGACCGGGGCAGGCGCCGGCTTCGGCGCGGCTGCAGGACGCTGGCCGGGCATGTTGGCCGGGGCCGTCACACCATCCATCGCGGCCGGCGTCAGCATGATCGCCTTCTGGGCCTCGGCGCTGGCGCCGGCTTCGCGGCACAGGTCGAACTCGTCCTGCTCCAGCCAGCGCATCGCCTTGAAGAACAGCTTGGGCGACTCGCTCTTGGTGTCGAACTTCAGGCGCGTCACCAGCATGGTCGGGTCGATGCCCTGCGCGGTCAGCCAGCGTGCGTACTCCTGCAGCGGCCGGTTGTCGCCGTCGGCCTTGCCGAACAGGCTCAGCGCGGGCAGGCTCAGCTGCATCACGTCGCCTTCCAGATCGTTCGCCAGCACGATTGCAACGCGTTGGGAGTAGCGGCATGCACGGCTGTCGCCTTGGCCCGAGCCCTTGACGTTCTGCGGGCAGGTGGCGCAGCTGGCCGACTGCTTGTGCGGCGAGGCCGGATCGGGCACGTCGCCGTTCTGGCTCTGGCAGTCGGGCGCGGCCGGGTTCTCGGGATCGTACTTCGCCATGTAGAAGGTGCGGCTCACCTTCGGCGCGGCGGCCACGATGACGACATCGAGGTAGCGCTCCTCGATCGCAGCAAGCTCCTTGCCTTCCACGATCAGTCGGAACACGCCGCCCTTGATGGACAGGCGCGGGCCGGTTTGCCCGCCGCCGGCCAGGGCCAGGGCAGTTGCGGAGATACCCACCGTGCGCAGGTGCGCCGGCAGTTGTCCAGGGTTGAAAACGGCTACTTGGTTCACTTGCTTTTCTCCAGGGTGAGTGACTGCCTACTTGGCAGTGGGGCGGCGCACGGTAACGGTGATCTCCGAAACCGAACTGAGTCCCGGCGGCGCTGCGTCGGGGTGATTTTCGAGGTAGGTCTGCATGTTCCCTTGGGCCACACGCTTCTCCAGCAGGGCCACGTCGCCGGTGGCGATGACGAACTTGCCGAAGGCGTCCCAGTCGTCAGCGTAATATCGCGTCTTCTGGCCGAGCATGATCGTGCCGTGGGTTGTCTTCACGGAAGTGATGTCGGGGCCGAGCGCCTTGACCTGATCCTTCATGGCGCCAGTGACAGTCGCCATCTGCAGCTTGACGTTCTCGACCTCGCTCTCGTAGACGCGCGTCAGTTCCTGTACGTGGTCGCGCATCTTGATGTACATCTTCGCCAGTCGGTCGAGCGGTATCTCGACAGCAGCGACGGGGGTTTGTTCTTCACTCATCAGGACTCCTTGAGGGTCATGGCCTATCGGTTGTGTAAGATTATACATTAGAAATCGGCGTGAGGATCAAGAGCGTACTACCTTCACTCCGCCATCACGTCGTCGAACATGCCAGAGAGTTGGTAACTCTCCTCCACACGTCCTGCCAAGCGCTGAAAGGCCACGCGCTCCGCAGGGCTGTTCTGGATGTGCGTCACCGTGACCTTGTCGGCCACCTGCCCCTGGCGATCTGAGCGGGCGATGCACTGAATGTAATGCTCAACGCTGTCCATCGGGCCGTAGAAGACCACGGCATCAGCACGGGTCAACGTCAATCCATGCGCCGTCGTGCGCGGCTGCATCACCAGCCCGTCGAGTTCGTCTGTGTGCTGGAACTGGTTGACGATGTCGTTGCGCTTGGACTGCGGCACGCTGCCGTCGATGATGGCGACGTTGAAGCCGTGCTTGGACAGGAACTCGTGCAAGCGGTTGATGACCGCGGTGTTGACGGCGAACACGAGGAACTTGTTGCTCGCCTCGCGTACTACCTCCAGCAACACGTTCAGCCGTGGCGCGGCGTCGAACTCGATGACATCGCCGTCGTCGGTGCGCACGGACCCGGCGGAAATCTGCAGCAGCTTGCCCACCATGATGGCCTTGTTGACGGCGCTGATCTTCTCGCCGGCCGCCGTCGCCACCATCTGATCCTTCATCAGCTTGTAGTACTTGGCCTGTTGCGCCGACATCGGCACGTCGCGCGTCTCGATGATGACCGGCGGCAAGTCCAGGCATTGCTTCTTGCTGAAGCGTATTGCCGGTTGCAGCACGGCGTGCACGAGGTCTTTGGCGTTGGGCCGCGGCACCCACTTGAACGTGCTGACCTTGAGCATCACCTTGTCCTTCCAGGCGCCCTTGTAGGCCGGCACGCTGGCGGGGTTCACGAGCTTGGCAAGGCCGTACGCCTGCTCGGGCGACTGCGCGGCCGGTGTGCCCGTCATCATCCACAGGAGGGTGTGGGGTTTCAGCAGCGCGTGCAACACCTTCCAGCGCATCGTTGTCGCGTTTGAATAGGCAGTGGCCTCGTCCACGATGATGAGGTCGAAGCGCCCGTCCTTCTTGACGGTCTCGGCGATCAGCGCCAGCCCGTCGTAGTTCACGATGACGAACTCGTAGCCCTGCTTGACGGCCTCGACGCGGCGCTTGGCGTCGGAGTGGTGCGCCACGACTGCGCTGCGGTGGATGATGCTCTTGTTGAAGTCGTTCATCCAGGCGCTGTGCATGATGGACACGGGGCACACGATCAGCACGCGCCGCACATGGCCCTGCGTCATTAGGTAGTCGGCCGCCCATAGCGCGCTCAGCGTCTTGCCCGTGCCCGCGTCGTTGAGCACGAAGCAGCGGCGGTGGATCGTGGTGAAGTCCGATGTGTCGCGCTGGTGGCTCATCGGCTTGTAGCGCCCCGGCCAGCCGTAGTCCTTGCGGATCGGCGACGGCGCATCGGCGATGCCGAGGTTGCGCAACACACGCACCTCGTCGAGCCCCCACTTCACATAGACGTTGTACCCACCAGGGATAGCCTCGACGTGCTTGTGCGGGATGACACTGAATCTGTCGGCGTTACGCACCTTCAGGTGCAACGCCTTGTTGTTCACGATTTGCATAGGGCCTCTAAAAGAAAAAAGGGCCAGCACCCGCTTTCGAGAGATGCTGGCCCGCCGGTAACTGAGGGAGGGAGGGAGGGAGGAGAAAGCCGGCGGGCACGGACCCTGGAAAAGTGTCAGTCCTTGAACGCGTCGATGCGGTCGCCGAGGATGCAGCTGTAGTGCAGCATATGGATGGCCTGATGGTGCAGGCGCACCTGCTCAGCGCTATCGGTAGCGGCGAAGACTGGCGAGCCGATGAACGCGTTCAGCGCTTCACGCTTGACATCGAGATCGGCCTTCTCTTCGACGACACGCTGCTGGTAGGGCATGAGGGTCATACGAGCTTCCGACGAGTTGCTGCCAGCGCGAACAGGCCCAGGCCAGCAAGCGCAAGAGATGCGGGCTCGGGCACTTGCGTGACGATGAACGGGTCAGGGCTGCCGGGCGGGAGAAACGTCATGTTCTGCGACAGCAGCGAGCCTTGCTTGTCACCCGCGTCGTTTAGGAAGCGCAGCTTCAGGTGCGGCGTGTGCAGCGCGTCCAGCGCCAGCGAGCCGCCGGTCAGGTCGATCGTGAATGTCATGTCATTGGTCAACGCGATCGGAGGCGCTGCGTCGAAGCAGACGCCACCGCTGTCGCCACCGCTGCAGCCATTGGCATTCAGTTCGTTGGGCGAGTACACCCAGTTGCCCGGGGTCAGCGTACCGCCGGTCGGATCGAAGCCCAGGTCTTTGAAGCCCAGGTTGTCCAGCTTCGTGGCCGGACCCCAGTCGCCCGTGGCGTCCAGCGCGCCCTTGATGCGCAGCGTGAAGCTGTTGCTGTCGGTCTGGTTGAAACCAAACAGCACGCCTTGTTCGGCGTAGATGAACGTGGGCGCGGCCTGTGCGCTGAACGCCAGCGCCGCGAGTACGGTGAGAAACACTTTCTTCATGATGACTCCTTAAAAGCGTTTGTACCGAGAGTTGTTCCCGGTGGATCGGTTGGACTTCGGGTTCGGCCGCTTCTGATGCGGCGCGTAGCTGCGCTTGCTACGCGACCCCGACGAGCCGCCCCCGAGGAGCAGCGCAGCGAGTAGCTTGAAAAAACCCATGCGCGCCTCAGAAGTTTTGGGGTTGAGCGATGCCGCGGACGACTTCCATGAAGCCCTGCTGCAGATGCGTGGCGCCGATGGACACCCAGCGCTGGTCGAGAGGCGGAGGCAGCAGGCCGCTTGCGCCGGGGCCGGGTGGCGTCCCGTGGGGGTGCAGGCGCAGCTTGGCGATGAACGCGCCGACCTGTTCGCCCAGCGCCTTGGCCTCGTTGATGAGCGCAAGCTCCTCGGGGCTCAGGTCGCGGTACGTGATGAGCACGCGCTTGGCTGCGGACTCGTAGACTTCTTTGGCGTCGGTGCGCAGGGCCGGGTCGAGGTTCGCCATGACGACCTCTTCACCGGCACGAATCTGTGCCGCTTGGATTTGTTGGGTCAGGTCGCTCATACGAAGCTCGCTACGGTGACGACGACCATCTTGAGATCGCGGATGCGCACAGGTTCGAGGAACACCTCGTGATCGCTCTTGGCCGCGGCCTTCTTGTCGATGGTCTGCATACGCAGTGCGTTGTGCGTCTTCAGTAGTTCGGCGATCGGCACCTCGAAGAACAACTCCTGATCGGTTAGATCGGTCAGCTGCTCCTCGCCGGTATGGAGGACGCGCTTGTTCAGCGGGAGGCGTTCGTCGGTGTCGGCGATGAAGACCTTGACGATGCGGACAGGTGTTGGCATGACGGGTTTCACTTTCTGGGTTTCGGAATCGACGTAGGCTTGCGCAGGGCCGGGTTGCAGGCGCCGCGGCTCGCCGATCTGCAGGCCCTGCGCTTGCGCGAGTCCGCGCTTCGCCAAGTAGTCGGCCTGATCGCTCTGCTTCGGCGCGGGCGGCATCTGGTTGAACATCGGCTCCACGACGCTGGTGCTGTACGCCGCGCCGCTGATGGTCGGCAGTTCCATCAGTCGGTCCCGCCTTCAGGCACCGACGGCGCCGGGGGCTGGTTCTCGGCGTACTGCAGAGAGGTGGCCGCTTGCGCCAGCGCCAGTGCGCCTTGCGCATACTGCGCCGCGTCGTAGCCATTGGTGCCGGCGACGGCCTTGTCCGCCAGCGCCTCGGCTGCTGCGATCAGTTTTGCATTCATGTTTACTCCATCCATTCATCAATGAGGTTGGCGATACGCGTGACTTCCAGCGGCGGGCCGCTGATGGTGAAGTCGCTGAAGCACAAGCCCCAGTCCTCGGTCCAGAAGATCAGCGGGTTCCCCTTACACAACAGCGTCAGCAGCTTGCGCACGCCGCGGCGCGAGAAGAGGCTTGCACGGATGTGCTGGGTGTCCACCATCACGCGGCCTTGCTGCGCTTGCGCTTCACCGGCACCGGGGGCAGCAGCTTCGCAGCGGCACGGATGCCGGCGCTCAGGTTGCCGTCGCCTGCGTACCGCAGCAGGTCGGCCGTCTCGGTTGGCATGGACACGTTGAAGCGCTCCACAGGTGCCTTACCGATCAGGGCCTTGGTTGTCTTAGTCATCAAGCAAGTCTCCTACGTCGATACCGCCGCCCAGTTTCCAGCACAACCAGAACAGGAAGGCGACGAAGCCCATCAAGCCCACGATCACCAGCACCGTGAGCGCATCCACTACGGCGTGTCCTTGTCCGACAGGCGCTTGCCGATCGCCTCGAACCACTTGCCGATCGTGCCGTACGTCTTGCCGATCCACAGGCCGAGGTAGAAGCACGCGATCATGAACAGGATGAGGATGAAGTCAACCATGAAGGTCTCCTGAAGAGGGGGCCGAAGCCCCCGGTGGATCAGCCGTCGATGGCAGCCAGGATCAGTTCAGCCGTCGAAGCGAACGCATCGACTTCGGCAACCGTCTTGGCGTCAACGATATCGAACTTGGCGCCCTTCAGGTTGTCGTCCAAGTCCTGCAGGAACTTGGTGGCGTACTTGTCGTCGCCGACCTGCACGAACAGCACCGTGCACGCGTCATCGCTGACTTGGCTGTTGGCTTGGTTCAGGATGACCTTCTTCACGGCTTCTGCGTCGTCCGGCACGCCGTCGGTGTACACGACGATGAAGTCCTTCTTGGCGCTCTTGCCGGCCATGCTGAACGCCTTGGTCAGCGCCTCGGCCAGCGGCGTGCCGCCGCGCGGTGCCAAGTCCTTGAAGATATCCAGCGCGTTGGCTTCGGTGACGTTCTCCCAGGCAGCGATGTTGCCGCCCAGCTGAACCATGCCGATGCCGTCGCTGTCGATCTGCGAGATGTCGCGGATCAGCGTGCGTAGGGACTCCTGCATGGCAGTCCAGCGGGTCGGGGAGGTGGTGCCGGCCTTGTTGGGCTCAGCCATCGAGCCGCTGGTGTCAACGACGGCGATGAAGTCGAACTCGGAAAGGCGCGCGATTGCGTTTGCGTCGAGGGTCATTGCAGTTCCTATCAGGTGGTTGATCCCGGCTCCGTGCCGGTGATCGCAGTATACACACGACTTGTGTATACACAACAAATTTTTTAATCGCCGTCCAACAGCCACTTCCAGATCACCACAATGATGACGATCGTGACGAGCGTCAGCACCCAGTCGATTTGTGCTTCTGTCATTTGACGTTCGGAACTTTGTACGACTTCTTGCCCTTGCGCCATGCCCGGTTCTCGGCCGGCGACTGCACGCCCAGGTTGCTCGGCGCGTTACCGCCGCCGTTGTCCAGTGCTGTCTTGTGGATCACGTCCTTGCCGTCGCCGATGGGCGAGGCGCCCGACTTTATCGCAGCCCGCTGCGCGGCCTTGCGCTTGGTCTGCGCCTTGACCTGCGCCGGGGTGTCGTTGTAGGCGTGTTGGTACGCCAGCTTGGCCTTGGTGGATTTAGGCATGGTTCACTCCTTCCCGTAGTCCGGGTGCTTGCGGTTCATGTGGGCAGCGAGTTGCTTGAAGCTGCGCTTGCAGCAGGGGCACACGCCGTGCGAGATGCGCTTGCGCAAGCGCTCCGTCTCGGCCTGCGCCGCGGTGGCTTGCTGGGCGAGGCGCGTCTTCTCGATCTCGGCCGCGCTGAGCGCCTTGCGCAGCTTGTCGGCCTCGCTCGCGCCGGGGAAGTTCTGCGTGTGTCCGCTCGGGCAGTAGAAGCTGCGGTGCGACTCGCGCAGCGAGCGCTCAAGCGCTTCGCTCAGCACGATCGGTGCGCCGCAGCTGCAGCAGTCGAGCAGGTTCAGTTTGAGGTTGATCTCGATGGTTTCCATTACCTGATCCCCTGGAATTCGCACGTCGTCACTTCGCAGTACTTCTTGCACAACCCGTTCTGCTTGGGCGGCCAATGGTTGCTGGCGATCGACGCCTCGATGGCGCCAGAGCGCTCGCGCCAGCGCCACCACAACTGCTCGGCTTGGTGGCGCTTCACCTTGTGTTTCGCCACTGTGCCCTTGAGCACGAATAGTAAGCCGCCGGACACGCTCTGCACAGTCGGGAAATGCTGGAAGATCATCAGCGCCATGAGCAGTAGCTGATCGGTGTCTGGGTACTTGTCGCCACCAGACTTGTAGTCGTAGCAGCGCGCCGTGGTGCGGTCGGGCGAGAGGATGATGAGGTCGGCCACGCCGCGCACCCAGCAGTCCTTGGCGAAGAAGTCACAGGGCGTGAGGTCTTCCTTCAGGCCCATCTTCCACTCGCACAGCTTGTCGCCCGGCATGGCCTTGAGCGAGTCCATGATCGGCTGCATGAACTTGAAGTCCTTGCCGAGCGGGGTGTTGTAGAGGATGAAGTGCTCGGCCTGCTTGTGCAGTTCCGTGCCGTACAGGTTCGAGGCGTTGTCCTGCTTGGGGAAGTGCTTGAGTATCTTGACCTCGTGGAACTTCCGGCGGCACGTCTCGTAGTCCTTGATGGTGGAATATGACCAAGTCAGCATGTCTTCTCCTTCTCTCGCTTCAGACAGACGTGGCACTTCTTGCCGCCGTTGCGCCAGCAGTAGCAGCGCATCTGGTATGCCTTCATGATGCCTCCATAAAAAAGCCCCCAGCCTACGCTGGGGGCCATGCCATTCAGACGCGATTTAAGCGGCCTTGCGGCGACGAACGACGCCGGCAGCCATCAGGCCCAGTCCGACCAGCGCCAACGACGCAGGCTCGGGCACATTGGACTCGTTCACCTGCAGGTTGCCGGTGTAGCTGGCCGGCTGGTTGCCAGCGAGGCCAGAGATCGTGCCGGTGATGCTGAAGGCGTACCGGCCGGCGGCCAGATCGGTGAAGTCGATCACCGTGGCGTAGGCCGGGTTGGTGAACCCGTCCGCAATCATGGCGCCGGGGGTCAGCGCCGAGCACAGACCGCCTACCGTCGGCCCGTTCGGCGCGCAATTGCTGCCCGTCACGCTGAACAGCTGCACATCGAAGTTCGAGATGTTTCCGATCGGCAGGAAGATCGCGTTGACGGACGCGGCGCCGGCTGGGTTGATGTCGAAGACCCACCAATTCGTGAAGGCACCATTGAAGCCGGTCGTAGCGTTTCCGAAGGTGCTGTTGTCGTCGGTGAGCGGGCTGTGGGTGCCGAGGTAGGTGCCCGGCTGGCCCTGCAGGTACGCGCAGTTGTTGCAGACCACACCGGCCGAGGCCGCGGCGGACATCGCCAGCATGGCAAGCGCGCCGAGGAAAGATTTGAGCTTGAGCATGTGAACTCCTAGGAGGTTGACGGGACGGGGAAAACCCCCGCTGACTATACAAAGCAAGCATCTTGCCGCCGTTATGGATCAATGACTTGCGGAGGGTGGTGTAAAGAAATCCGACATCAAAACGGCAGCGGGTCCAGCATCAGCGTGTCGCACCCGTCGCCGCAGTCGATGGCGAAGTGGCACGCAATCTCGACGGCAGTGACCGCGCTCTTGCCCAGGTACATCGCTGCCTCGGCGAAGTCGCGCCCGCTGCCCCACGCGGCGCATTTGTTCTCGTAGATCATCGGGTAGGGCGCTGCGTCGTAGACGTGGATGCCCTTCTCGTTGATGACGATCAGCGTGGCCTTGTCCTCGCGCGCCTTGGCCGGGAACTTCTCCGGGTCAGCGCCGGCCTTATGCCACTCACGTATCTCGATGCCCACATCCCACACGCCAGTGATGCCGTACAGCTGGTTGTTGTGCTTCTCGATCTTCGTGCAGGTGTGGCGCAAGCCGGCGCTGGTGACGCGCTTGTCGGCCGCCAGCACGCTGCCGTCCCAACAGATTACAGACATGATTACTCCCCCACCATGAGCGAGTGCGCAACGATCTCGCACTTGGTGACGAAGTACTCGGCGCCGTCGTCGCTGTCCATCCACTCCTTGAGCACTTCGCCCATGTGGTCGGACGTGCTGGTGATCTCGGTGGTGGACTCGATCCCGTCGCCGGGGTCAACCATGTAGGTGATCTTGAAAGTCGTCATGTCGTTGGCTCCTCTTCAAACCGCGCCGTGCGGATCATCTCCTCCAGCAGCAGACCGAACTGGGTGACGAACTTCTCGTCGTAGGCCAGCTTGTGCCCCATCGTCATGAGCACGGCGTGGGTGGACTCATGCCAGAACGTCTTCTGTTGTTCGAGCGCGCTGCGTGCCCGGTCGCGCGCCTTGTCGAAGATGACGATCTGCTTGGGCACCGCGGTGCCGGCGTAGTGGCGCGGGTGCAGCGCCGCGCGCTTGACCGTCCACTTGCGCCGGCGCAAGCGGAAGGAGGTTGGGATCGGGTGTGTGCTCATTGCTTCTCCTTGGGGTGCTATTGCTTGGCCTCGCCGTAGCGGGCGTGCGCGCCACCATCAGCAGCCAGCGGGATGCCGGGCATGTAGGTGGGCTCCTTTGTCATCTGCCGCAGCACCCACGGCAGGGCCTTGTCCTTGTCCTGCACGCGGGCCAGTGCGTTCAGTTCGTCGTGCACCGTCATCACGATCGGCAGGCGCTCGCTCACGCGGATCATGCCGTCGGCCATCACCAGCCGCGCCAGTCCTTGCGTGACGTTGTTGCAGATCACGCCGGGGTGAATCTTGACGCGCGCCTTGCCCTTCATGTAGGTGTACTCGACGCGGCCGCGCTCGTCGAACGCCTTCTCCAGCCCGGGGTACAGAATCTGCATCCCGTTGGGCAGCGTGATGGCGCCCTTGCTGAAGGTCAGGCACTTGTAGGTCTCCACCTCGCCGCGGTGCAGGCAGTTCTCCAGCATGCCGCCCAGCACCTTCCAGAACTTCGTCACCGGCTCAGCGGCCGCGCGGTAGCGCTCGATGATCTCCTTCGCCACGATGCAGTGGATCAGCAGTTCATCCATCGTGCAGCTGTGCGCGATGGTGTGCACCTGCTTCATGTGCCAGTCGTTGTTCAGGAACCGCTGCGCAGTCGCTGCGCTGATGCCCATGAGCTTGGCGTCGGCCTTGGTGTACATCCGCGGCGGGGCGCCGAGGAAGCCTGTCAGAAGCTGCTGGGCGAACGAGCGCCACCCCAGCATGTACCCAGCCCCCAGCAGGGCCGACTTTGCGCTCTGACGTAGCAGCGGGTGCGTCTCCTTGGTCATGCCCGGCACGCCGAACATGATGGCACCGAACTCGGCGTAGGCATCCCGGCCCGAGCGGAAGATGTCCAGCAGGTCCATGTAGTCGGCCAGCCATGCCAGCACGCGCGGCTCGATCTGCGACAAGTCACCCACCACGCAGACGTAGCCCTCGGGGGCCATGATCGCCTTGCGCAGCCGGCTGCCGCGCTTCATGTTCTGCATGTTGATGTTGCTGCCCTTCGCCGCCTGCCACCGGCCAGGGCCTGCGCCCCAGTAGTTCAGCGGGATGGGCAGCGCGCCACGCTGCGCGATCTCCAGCAGCCGGTGCGCCCGCGTGCGGCCCTGTGTGGACTTCACGTTGAGGCGCGCGTTGCACAGCAGGGCCACGTCCTCGTTGTCGCCGTTGAGCAGCTGCTGGAACATCGCGTCGGTCTTGGCGAACGCGAAGATCATCTTGCCCTCGGCCTTGCCCTTGGCCGAGGGCGATGGCTTCATCGGCGGGTCGATGTCGAACTGGCGCAGGATGGTGGCAAAGATGTCGTTGCTGGCAAGCTCGGACTCGGTGCGGTTGCAGCGAGCCAGCGCCAGCGCCAGCGCCCCCTCCTCGTCCGCGATCGCCTCGCCGAGCAGCTTGCTGTCCAGCACCAGCTGGGGCTTGGTGTACATCTTGATCGTCATGTCGATCAGCTTCAGTTCCGACGGCGGGAACTTCGGCAGCATGCGCTTGAACAACTCGATCGCCAGCCATGTGTCGTGCCGGCAGTAGCGCGCCAGCGCCTCCTCGATGGCGAACGGGAGGTCTTCGTCGAGGATGTTCTCCGTTGACTCCAGGCCGTCCATCTTCGGCGGCAGACCGTAGCGCTCGGCCAGGGTCTTCAGGCTGTTGCCGGCCTCGACCCCGTGCAGTGCCCGGCCCATGCTCAGCGTGTCGAACACGAACGCGGGGTGCACGTCGTGGCGCCAGCACAGTGCGGCCACATCGAACGCCGCGTTCTGCGCGATCAGCGCTGTCCTGCTCCAGTCGATACTGTCGAAGAACGCCTGCAGGCCATTGCGCCTCACCCACACCTCATGATGCTCGCCGGTCACGGGATCGAGCACCGACCACGACAGGCCCCACAACTTGAAGCGCGGGTCGCGCAGGTACTCCTCCATCGTCTGACAGGAGAAGCCCAGGCCGATGGCCCGGCCCCAGGTTGACTCGATGTCGAGTCCGATGATTCGATCAAATGGCTTCGGCATTTGCTTGCTCCCTGATGTCCTCAATGAGTCGGCCGAGGTGGTTGGTGCCATTGCCCTTGCACACGCCCCAGAACGTATCGCCCCAGGTGTTGCCCTCGATGATGCGTGCATCGCCGGTGTCGAGCAGCTTCTGGCGCATCTCAGGGATGGCGAACTTCTGCAGGAGAAGTCGGCGCATGACCTCCAGCTTGATCGTGTCCCAGTCGTCGCGCTTCGTGACGAACCCGCCCAGGCGCTTTGCCGCACCGGGCGAAGCGGTGTCGCGGATGCCTTTGCGCTCGCCCGGGTCTAGCGTCTTCGCCGCTTGGTAGGCGTGCTCGACGGTGGGGTATGTCTCGCCGTCCATCAGCACAGGCGCGGGCCAGAAGTTCGACAGCCAGCGGTGTGGCCCCAGGAATTCCTTGATGTCCATCTCAATGTGTCCTCGTTGGGTCTGTGTTGGAAGCTGCGGCAGCATAGGCAGCGCGCGCAGCCATGAAATTACACATCATCTCCTCGACCGTCTCCACGCCGCAGTTGATGGCGTGCATCAGCACGGGCTCGATCTCGGCGTCGTCGGCGCTCGGCAGCGTGTGGATGAAAAAACCCTGCAGCCTCTCGTTGGCGATGACGTGCACCAAGTGCATGAAGATGTGCTGCAGCACCTCGCGCTTCTCTTCGGGCAGCCCCTGGATCACGCGGGTCATGTGGTCTTCGGCGTTCATGCTTTGGCTCCCTTCGGGCGCGTCATGGCCTCGATCTTCAGCAGCGCTTGGTGCGCGTCGTTCACCGCCGAGCGTGCCGCGTCGAGCTTGGCGATGCCACGCGTGCGCAGGTGGTTGTAGGCCATGTCCCAGGTGTCGTGATATTGGTCGGTGTCCGACATCTTCACGACCTTGCGTTCGTGGCGCTGCTTGTTCCAGTCGAACACGATGACGCACGTCTTCGCCGTCTCGCTGACGAACTCGACGGTTTCGATGCGGTCGCTGTAGGCGCTGGTCTTGTACTTGTTCATTTCTTCTTCCCCTTGATGACCTTCACGTCGCTGTCGTCCGCCTGTGGCGGCGGTGCCGGCCAGTAGCTGAGTCCCGTGTTGATCGGTTGTTGCTTCAGGCGCCGGCGCAACACCTCGATTGCTGTGGCTATACGTTCCACGTTGCCATCGTGGATCAACAGCGCCACGCCGCCCGCCGCGATGAATTCCTCCGCATGCTCGGTCTGCAGGCGCGTCGGCTTCTCCTTGTCGTCGCGCTTCGCTTCGATGCCCAGGTAGGCGCCATCCACGCAGCAGACGAAGTCGAAGTTGCCCGACTTGCCATAGCCGTGCGTGGCCGGCATGTCGAAGGGCACGTTGCGCAAGCGCAGCACCTTCTTGATCCGATCCTTGACGGACTCCTCTTTGGTTCGTTCAGTTGACATTGAGCAAGTCCTTCGCGCGCAGTGTGCGCATGATGCCGTGAAACGCGTTGTCCATCGAGCGGATGTCTGATGGCGTGATGCTGGTGAAGTAGCGGATCGTGCGGCCCTCAAGCTCGCAGTCGATCGCCATTGAACTGCTACGTCTGACGACGCAGACGATCTTCACGCCTTCGTCCTCCAGGCGTTTGAAGAGTGCCTTGTGCCACTTGGATGTCATGAGGTCTCCTTCACGAGTTCAAAGACGTGCATCACGAGCATGCCGCCCTTGAGGTGGGCCGTGCCGTGGTACTTCATCGGGGCGCTGGGGATCGGGTGTCCGGTGCCGAACAGGATGAAGCGGCGTGTCTCCATCTGCCGCTCGTCGGGGTCAACGAGCGCCCACAGGCACACGTTCTCGACTTGCTCGCGCACCTGCAGCACCTCGGCGCCGACGGGCATGGTGATGACGCCGTTGTCGGGCACGGGGTATTTGTAGATGACTTTCATGGGGTTCCTCACAGGTCGAATTGGTTGCGCAGTTCATTGACTGCCTTGCGCACGTCCTCGCGCTTGGCGTAGTCATCGCGCAGGGTCTGCGCCGTCGTGCCGCCCAGCGCCTTCTCCAGCGCGGCCGCGGCCTTGTCGATGGTGTGGCCCTGCAGCGCCGGCAGCGACTTCACCAGCGAGCACAGGTCGTAGGCGTTGGTGACGAGCGTGTCATGGAAGCGCTTCTGCTTGAAGTCGCCGGTCTTCAGGTCGGTCTCCGACACCAGTCTGTCCGCCATGCGCTCCAGATGGTCGCTGACGCGCTTGGTGATGTCCGCCAGCATGGCGGCCTCGCGGCTGGAGTTGGTGCGCGTCAGGCTGGCCTGCAGTTCGGCCAGCGCGTCGTTGCCCACGTCCACGCGGAAGTCGCCGGTGCTGGGCACGGGCTCGATGTCGAGCGACACATTGAACTTGCTGGCGATCTCGCTGGCCGACGGGAAGTCGTCGCGCTTGAACATCGCGCCCAGCGCCATCGCCTGCGCTGTGATGAGGCCCGGGTAGATGGCGATGAACGCCTCGACCTGGGCATTGAACTCGGCCATCAGCATGCGGATGTTCTTGTCGAACTCCATCAGCTTGAGCGTGGGCAGCAGGCGCTGGCCGGCATCCGTCCAGGGGAACGTGTTGTCGTAGACGTAGTTGCGCATGCGCGTGGCGATCTTCGCTATGTCTTCCAGTTCCGGCCGACCGGCCAGCAGGTTCTTGTTCACGCGCGCGGCGCCCTTGGACTTGGCGCCCTTCGACGCCTCGACCTCGTCGGACACGCCTCTGTCCAGCTTGCGGGCGGTCCACTGGGACACGCCGAGGGTGACGAGGACGGAGCAGGCGTTCAGGTTCAGAGTGTGGTTCATGGTGTTTCCTTTGGGGGTGGTGGGGGTTGCGGTTGCGAGGACTTCAGAGAGACGTTGTTCGAGGGACATGGGGGTACTCCTTTGTGTAAGATTATACAACAGGTTTCTTGAGGTCGCTGACCTCGTCGATGATGAGGACATCCGCCCGCTTGCCGGTCAGGGGCTTGCCGGGGATGGCCGACCCGCTGCCCTGGAAGCTGGACACGAGCGTGGCGCCAGCGGCATTCTGTCGCGTCTGCGTGGCGTTGGCGCCGGCCACGCGCCGCATGTTCAGCATGTGCATGAACGCCTCGGCCGTGCGCCGCGCCTCGTCGATCACGACCGGGTCGGTCAGCACCGTGCCCTTCTCGACCGGCATGTGCGCGACGAACACCAGCCGGAACGACGCGGCCTGTCCGACCACTTGGTTGTAGCCCAGCTGCAGGATGTAGTGCGCGCCACCGAACAGGCTGCCGACGACGCGTGCCTCGTCCAGCGCTGGCCCTGTCCAGTTGCCCTCCAGCACCTTGGACGTGGCGACACGCACGGGGACAAGCGCCTCCAGTTTCGTGATGCTGTTCATCTGCAGCGCGCGCTGCTCGGGCGCTGGGGGTATCTGTTTCTCTCGATTGATTTTCATGATCTCTTGCTCAAATTTGCGGGTTAATGCCTTATCGACGCGTACAGCTGCGGCGACGATGTCTTCGTCGTTAATCACAAGCTCTCCTTGGAGATGCGCAGCACCTTCCCCCGCGCCGGCTGGAACCGATACCCACCGACGACGCCCCACAGCAGCGGGCCGGACGGGCACTCGAACTTGTCCTCCACCATGCCGTCGGTCAGCATGATCGTGGCCTGCGGCTTCATCTGCTTCTCACGCATGTAGCGGGCCACGACGGACACCGTGGTGCCCCCGCCACCCTTGGCCTGCAGCTTCTTGTCCATCTGCCCATAGTCGTTGGGCTTGAACACCTGCACGCCGGCCACCTTGGTGTCCCACCAAATCACTGTCACTGATAAGGGTTGGAGTTGCTCGCACACCCTGCCGATCTCGCCGAAGATGCGTGCGTAGTAGCGGCGCATGGACCCCGAGGTGTCACAGGCCACGACGAGATCACCGGCCGCCTCGCTGTAGTGCGACGGCAGCGCGATGTCTAGTGGTGCGAACAGCTTGTTGCGCGGGCACCAGCGCGAGAGTTCATCGCCCTCGATGTGCTCCTGCAGGAACTGCTGCATGGGGTCGCGCCAGTTCGTCTCGGTCGTCTCGAACCCGCCGAGCGATGCAGCGCCGGCGCCCTCCCCGCGCAGCCGGGCCGAGATGATCTCGCCCTGCACACGCGCGTCGTTGAGCATCGCCTCCTCGGCCTGCGCTGCCTCCGGGTCGCCTTCCCCTGCTTCGCGCTGCTCGTGCTTGTCCATCGGCTTCTTGGACTCGCCCGGCTGCTTGTTCTTGATGAGGTCGGCGAGGACTTCCAAACAACTCCAGTTCCTGTACCGCTCATCGATCAGCGGCGGGATGTCCGTCGGGCGCTGCACGAAGCCGCGGCCCTTGTCCATCTCCTCCACCATCAGGTTGACGACGTAGTCTGTCGCTTGGTTGGCCTCGTCGGGGTGCGCCTTGAACTCGGCGTTGTAGGCCGTGCAATGCTGGAGCAGCTTGTGGCACTGCTCGTGCGCCACGACGTAGCGCAGCTGCCCTCTGTTCAGGCCCTGCGTGATCCACGCCTCGTTGTAGGTGCAGTCCAGCCCGTTGGTCTTGGCCGTCGGCACGTCCATCCCAGCGATGTGCACGTTGCCCACCTGGGTGACAGCGCCGATGCGGCTGAACTCAGGGTCGCCCATCAGATCGAGGTGGACGACGGAGATGCGCTCGCGCGCGGTGAGTATGTCGTAGCTCATACGTTTCTTCCCATGTATTCGAGGTTGAACCATTCGCCGTTATCGGTCAGCACCGAGTAGCCCGTGTTGTTGCCAAAGAGATAGCGCTTCTTCTCAGGCGCCCAGATGAACTTGCTGTGCAGCGGGCCTTCGCCCAGCCGCAGCAGCATGTTGTTCGCCTGCTTGCAAATCTCCTCGGCATGCGCGTCGTCGCGCGGCTTCTCCAGTTCGATCCAGACACGGTTTGGTGGGTGTTTCTTGCTTGTCATGTCGTTCTCCTTAACGAGCGTTGAGGACGCGCAGGCTCTGGGTGAGCGTCTGCGTGAAGGTAGCCGAGCGTGCGAACACGCCCATCTTCTTGGAGTTGTTGGACACGTTCTTGGTGAACAGCAGCCGCGCCTCACCGGGCATGCGGTTCATGTACTGCGAGACCGCCTCCGCTGCGCCCGAGTCCTGCGTCTTGGTGATGAGTTGGAAGGCCAGCATCACGCGAGCGCCGGCGTTGTCGGGGATGAACGTGCCCATCGGGTCGTGGCAGATCGCACCGAAGGAGGGGAGAGACCTACCAAATCTCACGTAGGCCATGAGCAAGGCCGTGAACGCCCGGCCGATGGTGCCGTTGATGGCCGCCGTCAGCGTGTGCTCGTCCAGGCTGCCCCCTCGGTTGAGGATGTCGCTGGTGGCGTGCAGCGAGCGCGGCGTGGCCCACTTGTCCTGCACGGCGCGGGGGTTGAAGATGTACGGGTTGGTCCGCGCCAAGTCCTGCCCGGCCTTGGCCGCGCCAGCTTCGTAGTCCGTGAAGGACTCGAACACCTGCGGGTACTCGTTCACACAAGCGATGACGGCCGGATGCAGGCCGCGCGGGATGGCGAACTGATCGATCCATTCCTGCGCCGTCGGCTTGCGCAGCGTCACGTCGATCAGACGGTCGCGCAGGTGGGCCTGCATGCTGTCGCCCAGGCCCTCGGCGCCCAGGTTCGTGCAGGCAAACACGATGCTGCCCACCGGCATGTGGTAGTCGCCGATGCGGTGCTCGTACAGGATGGGCGCCAGCGCGTCCTTGATGGACTGCTTGGCCTTCGCTACTTCATCCAGGCAGATGACGATCGGCTTGCTGCCGTCGATGCCCTTGCGGTTGCCGTTGTGCACACCGAAGCGCTCGTTGGGAAGCTCGCGCGACACGCCGGCCTCACGGTCGAGGTCGGGCACCCAGATGCTGCCATCGCTCAGCTGGGTGCAGTCCACCGGGTTCACGACGTGGTGGTCTTTGAAGGCGTCGTCCTCGGCCAGCGCGTACAGCATCGAGGTCTTGCCGATGCCGCTCTCGCCTTGGACGAGGATCGTTCTGTCCATGCCGACGGCTTTGATGAGGTCGAGGGTCTGGACGGAGTTGAGGGTCAGTTTCATGGTCTTCTTTCAGAAAAAAGCCGGCAGTGCCGGCGAGGG